AATACCACTCTAAAGACTTGTAATTCTAATTAATAATTAGTATATTATAGATATGAAACCTTTGAACTTAGATAATAGACCTTGTAGCCCAATTTCATCTAACTGTGTGATTTGGCAAGGACCAGATATTCCGTGCATTAAACTTTGCACGGGTGACACTGTATCAGATGTTGTTGCTAAACTGGCTACAGAATTATGTACAGTTCTAGATATTTTAAATGTGACAAACTATGATTTGTCATGTTTTAATTTGGTTGCATGTCCTCCAAATGATTTCCAAGCACTTGTACAATTTTTAATTGAACAGATTTGTGCATTAAATAATCAAACAACTACTAGTACAACAAATACAACAAAGAGTGAAGATTTAATTACTGTTGCAGATTGTTTTGTAGTAGGTGGAGTAACAGTAATGACAGTTTCTCAATATGCTCAAGCAATTGGAACTAAGGTATGTTCATTAGTATCTCAGATTGCAGCATTAAATTTACAGTTAACTAATTTAGATATTAGAGTAACGGCATTAGAGGCTGCTCCAGTTCCAACATTTACATTACCAAACATTCCGGTTCAGGAATGTGATTTAAGTGCTACAATTACTGCGCCTGGGTCATATGCAATGGATGCTGTATTAGAAGCATTAATTAATGATACAACATTTGGTTTTTGTGCATTAAGAGGCACAACAGGAATGCCATCAGAAATTCTTGCTGCAGTACAATCACAATGTATTGATGACTCAGATATTTCATTAGTATTTGGAACTCCATTTTCATTAGCATATGCGGGTACTTGGATCCCTGTAGTTACAGTAGATACAGTTGCTGATGCAATTACTAATATTTGGATTTCCCTTTGTGATGTTTATCAATATGTTTCATCAATAGCAATTACTGTTTCAGATACATCAACAATTGATTTAACTGTATCATCTGGTCCAGCTTATGCAATATCTGCAAAAATTACAGATACCGGTTGGGTAGATCTTGATGGATTCGCTTATTATTCTGGTGTAGCAAAACCACAATGTAGAAGAATTGGAAATCAAATTCATTTTAGAGGAACTGTATTTGTTCCATTAGAAAATCCAGCATCTCCTGGAAATGTAGTTACATTATCTTCTACATCTGCTTATAACTCAGTTGGCGGATGCACAACATGGAGCGGAACTGGTGGTTGTACAATTGATGCTAATGGTGCAATTTCATTTAATAATGGTGGATCAGTTATACCCGCTTCTATAACATCAGCTAATCTTGATAGTTCATATTCACTAGGTTGGATTATTGCAACAAGAGGAATTGATATAGATGCTACATATGGTACATCTTTATCTTCCGCAATGAATGTATCAATTACAAATACAAAAGGTTTAACTGTAGCTCTTGTTCATGATATAGAAATTACTACAACAAGAGGTGCTGGTGTACAAGGTAATTCACCTTTAAGATTTATTACTAGTAATGTAAGATTAGGAGAATATTTACCAAACTACATTGCTGCAGCAACAGATATTCATAATGCACCTTCTAATGCTAACTTTCCATTAGTATCTAATACATTTAATCTTACATGGCCGTTTAGCTGTGATGCTGGAAATGAAAATCAAGTGGGAGGATTCCAATTTAAACTAGACGGACTTATTGGATATTTAGAACCATGTAATACTGAAACTGGATTCTCAACTGTTTGTCCATAATACTAAAAGATATGTCACTAAATAAATGTCAAAATTGTGGGTGTGAAGATCCATTAGTAACTCTTCCACCATGTCCTACACCAGGAGGTTGTCCAGATCCAGAACCATGTTCCGAAGTATTTGATGCACAGTGTATAGTATATACAGGTGCTGATATTCTGTGCGGAAATGATATTGTTATTGCTTCAAATACCCCAGTATCAGAGGCGCTAGATCAAATTACTGCATTCTTTTGTACTTATGAATCAACATATGATGGGCCTACCATTACATGTAATGGACAAAATGTTGTAGTATCTGGTGTAACTGTTGATCAAGCAATTCAAGATCTTTCAGAGTTTTATTGTTCATATGAACCATTATACACAGGTGATGATATTACTTGTATTAGTGTAACAACAGGAGATACAATAAGTTCTGCAGTTCAAAAACTTGGTTCTAGTTATTGTGAACAAATACAAGAGACTCCAAAGGCAGTGCATATGACATTAGCTTATAGTCCCATTGTTTCTGTATTTCCATGGAAGAACAATACTTTAGCGGAGTCATGGTATAGAAACTCTGCTCTATTTATTGCTACTGAATTATTCCCAACAGGAAAAGCACTGTTAAGACTTATGATAACTAGTGAACATAACGCAGGTTCTAATTTAAGAATAAATCTTTATGAAGTAAATTCAGCTACTTACCTATTTAATACATGGCAAACAGTTATTGGAACTGCTCTTGATGAGGTAGCTTTTTCAACAATATTAGTAGACTTTAATCTACTTGCAGGAGGAGGATCAGCAAATAGATGGATAGAGTTGCAAGCATATATTGAAAATCCAGCACAGTTTTATCATATAGATAAGATTGACATTACATTTACTCCAGTAATTTAAAAAAGTTACAGTTTGTTGGTTTCTGTGACAACAAGGCAAAGCCCCTGCACTCGCGGGGGTTTTGTTTTATCAGTATATTTGCTAAAGTGAGTTATTTTTAGTATATTAATCTATATGGTATGAAGGAATTTAAAAAACCAGATTTACATGCACCTCGGTATAGACCTACAGTGCATACAATAATGAACAAAGAGTTCTTTGATAGTTTTAAAAAGAAGCATCCAAAATACAAAAATTTGGATGATAAAGATTTAAGAAAAGTTGTTAAAACTTTTAATGAGTATATGTATAATGCTGTAATTGAAAATAGAGACGGTATACAATTACCAGAATCAATTGGATGGATATTTATTGGATCATGTAGACAAAGTAAAAAAGATAATATTGATTATGCTAAATCTAATAAATACGGAGTTTCAGTAACAAATAAGAATTGGGAAACCGATGGTAAATTAGCTAAAATATTTTTTACAAGTTATGCATTAAAACATAAGATGAAGAATAGAGAATTTTGGAAGTTTGTTGCATGTAGAGATTTTAAAAGAAGTGTAGCTAAAACTTACCCAGAAAATTGGAATTTGTATATGCCAATTGATTCAACTAAAAAACTTAAACTAGACTATCAAAAAACTATTTATAGAGAATTTATAAATAATTCAGTTAAACAACAACTGAATGAATATAATGAATTTGACTTATGACAACAATTGGTGAAGCAATTTCTAGGGTAAGAAATACACTTAAAGCTGCAAAAGAAGATCCGTTTCTTACAGATAGAACTATATACTTTTTATTAACTAAGTATGGGCAGACACTCTTGAAAAGAGAAGATAACCAATTTAAATTAATGAAGATCAGTTCAATTTTTCAAGTACTACCTTATCTTGAGTTAATTGATGTTGATAAAGTAGAAGCAGGATGTATTGGTGTATACTCAGGTTGTTACTTTAAAAGATCAAAAGAAAAGCTTCCTACAATTTTAAATGGCACATTTGGTCCTATTATACGTACAGTATCTTCAATAGATGGTACTATAGAATTATTCCGTACAGATCCAGGTACTTGGGTTTCTATGACTAAAACTACAACATTTAAATATAACCGTAATATTTATTTCTGGTATTTAGATGGCTATTTATATATTCCTAATGTAGACTGGGATGCTGTTCGCATGGAAGCAATATTTGAAGGTCAAGTAGATACCTGTACAACAGATGATTGTTTAATTAAACAAGATCAACCATTACCATTTCCAGAATATTTATTTTCTGAAATAGAGCAATATACAGTAAAAGAGTTAACCATAACTATGCAAGTCCCAACTGATGGATTAGATGATAGTCAAAATATACTTAGATAATGGATTTTAATTACACTCTTAGATATAGAACCTTTAATCAATTGTTAGAAGATGTAACAGTTGACTTAAATACTTTTGCTCTAGAAAATATGATAGAGCCTCAACAGTTAATTAAATTAGTCAAGAAACTTAACTATGATCTTGGCTTAAGAATTAATCAACAAAAGGAAGTAATTTTAGATGTATGTCATGGTAAAGTAAAATTACCTGATGACTTTTATACATTTAATTTTGCTTTTATCTGTGGTACTTTTACTGAACATATTGGTTATGATGGCTGGGCTGGTGGTACAAATATTCAAGAAGTTCCTTATGTGGAAACACCAGCCACAGTTGATGTATGTGCACCACAAACTGTAAACTGCTCTGTATGCAACGCAAATCCATGTAACTATACTGCAGCATGTCCAGACAATACATGTCCTGCTACATGTGCTCCTAATCCTATTCCTACAGAATATGATCCACTTGCACCTTATGGAGATGTTTGTACAAGACCAAGAGTCTTTATGAACTGTAAAGGAGATAAGTATGAACTTGTTCAAGTAATTAGTAATCCTGGAGCTACAAGAGTTTATACACAGTTATTTCCACTAAGAATGAAGACAAGTCAAAATATAGAATGTGACTGTCCTAATCTTTATTGGAATACTCCAAATGAAGGATGGATTAAAGGAGGATTTTTATTTACAACATTTGATACTGGTAAAGTATATTTAAATTATCAAGGTCAAATGGAAGATGAGAATGGTGATCTTCTTGTTCCAGATCATGATCTTATTAATGAATATTATGAGTATGCATTAAAAGCTAGAATCATGGAAAATCTTTATTTAAATGGAGAAGATGTTGCTCAAAGAATGCAACTTATTGAACAAAGACTTAGAGCTGCTAGAAATCAAGCATTGAGTGTAGTTAATACTCCAAACTTTAGAGAGCTTCAAGAAATGTGGTGGACAAATAGAAAAGCCATGTACGGTAAGTATTACAACATGTTTGAAAGTTTCTCACCTAACTGGGGATATCGTGGGGTTTTAGGACGCAATAGAGTAATATAAGATGGCAAAAAAGCAAAGACAAAATAGTGCTCAGTTAATTACTAATACATTTGTAAAAGGTCTTAATAAAGATTCTGATCCATCATTTGTATCAGAAGGTATGTGGACGCATGCAAGAAATGCTGTAAACAATACTGATGAAGGTAACATAGGTACATTATCTAATGAGACATCCAACTTTCTATGTGCTACTGCAGGGGCTACAATGCCAACTACAGGTCAATATGCTGTAGCTAATAAATATATTATTGGTGGTATTCAATTGTTTTCTGATAAATGGATTATATTTACTGCCGGTCATAATAGTTTTGGACAGCCAGTATTATCTGAAATAGGTTTATTAGAAGAAGAAAGATGTATTTATAGACCTATTGTTCAAGATACATGTCTAGGCTTTGATAAAAGATATCTTATATCTGGTGTATCAAGAGAAAAAGAAGATTGTTCTTGGCAAGTGTATTGGGCTGATGGATTAAATCCTGATAGATATCTTAATGTGGGAGATCCACAACTATGGCCAAGTCCATCTCAATTTCCGGTATTTGGAACATATGGTACAACTTTACAAAATACATATACAAGTACAACTGGTCAAGAAGTATTATGGCCAGGAGTTCAATGGAAACAAAAGTGTACACCGGCAACTCCTTGTGAATTTTGTGTAGATGATAATGAACTCAATTGTTCTAATACAAGATTAGCAAGATTAGTAGAAACACCATGTTTAAACTTGCAACTAGGTCCCCTTGGAGGAACTCTTGCTAATGGCACATACTTTGCAACTATTGCATATGCAATTAAAGGTCAAAGAGTTACTGATTATTTTTCTCCAAGTAATACACAACCTATTTGGTCTCCTTTGGATTTACAAGGAGCTTTATCATTAGAAGTTAATGCAGATACAGTAAACTTTGATGAGTTTATATTGGTTATTGTATTTAATGTTAATCAACAGACTGTAGCTAAACAGATTGGTATTTACTCTACTCAAACTACAAGAATTGAATTAGATAGAATTAAAGAAGATTTAATTACTGTTCCTATTGAGCAAATTCCTATTCAGACTCCAGTTTATGAAACTTCAGATCAAATGTCTGAGGTTAACAATTATTTACTTAGAGTTGGTCCTAGAACTAAATTTGATTTTAACTATCAACCATTAGCTAACTTAATAAGATCTAAATGGGTATCAGTAGAATATCCAGCAGACTATTATGTAAAGGGTGGAAATAAAGGAAGTTACTATAGAGATGAGGTATATGCATTTTTTATTAGATGGGTTTATGATACAGGAGATAAATCTTCATCATATCATATTCCGGGAAGACCGCCTCAATACTATAATTATGTAAATCCACAAGGAGGTACAAGTTTAGAGTATGAAACAGACCCGGGTATATTTGATCAAAACAAGTTAGACGGTACAGAAGAGTTATTTGAAACATACAATACCGCTACTGTACTAGGTCTTCCAGCTGCACTAAACACTACATTGCCAGATGGTGGTAAAGTAATTGGTTATGGTGATATGGGATATTGGGAATCAACAGAAATATATCCTAATAATCAAGCTGAAATTTGGAACTCTAGTGAGCATTGTTGGACTGGTCCTAAAGGTCAAGACCAATATCTATCAGGACCTTATTTAGGACAATATGTAAATGACTTATGTGGTAAACAAATTAGGCATCACAAATTTCCGGATAATGGAACAGATACTGGACCTAATAGTGTAACACTTCATTACAAACCAAATGTAGCCAATAATTCAAATGAATTAAATATTAGAATTCTTGGAGTTGTATTTGAAAACATTCTTCTTCCGGTAGATAATGAAGGAAAATTAATTGAAGGTATAGTAGGTTATGAAATCTTAAGAGGATCAAGAGAAGGCAATAGAACTATTCTTGCAAAAGGAATGATCAATAACTTTAGAACTTTTGAGAATAAAAGTTATCCTCTTAATCAAGCAGGTTCTATTGTTAGAGGTTTGTATGCTAACTATCCTTTTAATACAATTAAACCTGTACAAGCAGCTTCATTAGCTACTGCATATTCTGATCCATACATTAAATCAGAGATTGGTCAACAGGTACCGTTAGATATTACATCTATTCACTCTCCAGATTTAATGTTTAGTACACCATTTCTTTCTGCTACAGAATTAAAAATATATGGTGAACTAAGAGGATATTCTGAACAACAATTTAAGTATCCACAAGACCACCCAGAGTTTAAATTGTTAAGTGATCTTATTGTAGCTGTTGCATTTATTGCAGGAGCTGCTCAAGGTGTAATATCAATGATTGGTAAAAGAACAATGAACCAACCTGATATTAATGGCGTACTTCAACAATTAGTTGGTGGTAATACAAATCTTGGTCAGATAGCAGAATTATCTGGATTAACGGCAACAGCTATTGAAATTTATAATAATTATCTAAGAAATTATTATGGAGGTACAACGCCTATTTTAGATGCTTTAGCTGCAGCTAGTATTGGTTATGATGCTACTTCAACAAGTGCAGCATTATTTAACTTAACAAATACTGTTAACAACCCAGCAGCATTAGCATTATCAGGTATTATTCCAATGTCAATTACTGGAACTATTGAATTTCCAGATAGTGCATATTTGCCTCCTGTTCTTTCACAATTAGGAGCTCTTAATAGATTATCATTTTATTTTTCAGAAGGAGCTAATTTAGCAATTAGCGCATTCTATACATTTCTTCCATATCAACAATATGCATTACAGTGTATTGGTCATGGATTTTACAACAGGTGGGGAGCATTTAATAGAACACAAATTCAAAGATTTAAGCTTCAGGATTCATTCTATATTAGAGATAATATTCAACAAGTACCGGCATATCAATTAAATACTACAGGTCAGTATGTAAGATATACAATTAATAACTTACAACGAGGAGATACAGTAACTCTAAGAACCTTAACCGGACCATACTATAATCCAATTACTTATCCAAATGGAGCAAGTACTGGACCGTATGAGATTACAGCATTTAAGGATAATTCATTAGTTACACTTTCAGCTTTTGATGGTAATACAGATATTACATCTAATGGTACTCTTAATCCAATTGCTAACTATCCAACATGGGAAGATCCAAGTTCTCCTTTCTCAACTCAAATTGCCAGTCATTATGCAGGTTTGAAATATAGAATTAGAAACTTATACGGTCAGTTAGATTCTATAAAACAAATTCCAATTACTCCATGTGAGCAAAAGTTAAGTGACTATATAATTAATACAGGTTTTTATACATCATGTCCTACTGATCCAGGAACACCATATTCAGTAAATCAAATATATAGAACACCAATCTTTTTTGGAGGAGATATCTTTATTAATAGATACACTGAAAAAAACTCAATGCTTTTCTTTTATAACTGGTTATATGATCAGCCAGATGGTTTTGAATATAATTACAAGTTATACAATATGATTCCAGATGCTAGATTCTGGGTAAACTCTAAAAAGTATGATGTACAAGATTTAATTCCAAATAGTTTTGGACCATCAATGCAACCAGGTACAGGTGCATTTCCAACAAAGTTTTATAAACTTGATAATAAAAACTATGAGTTTAGTAATGACTCAGTTGGTAATTATCCTGGTGTATTTAGAGTTAATGACTCATACTTTTATCTTGCTAATTCAGGTGTAAGAGATTTCTTTGTAGAATCAGAAGTTCTTGTAGACTTTAGAACTGATGGGGAACTTGAGTATGAAAAACATTATAATCCTTACAGATATACTGATTTAGTATCTATGTTTGATACTGATCCACAAATTATTTCAAGAGGAAACATATGGAGATATGATTATTCATTAAGTATTACTAAGTTATTTAATCAGTATTTTTCTTCAGGTAATTTACAAAGTAGATATTATAATCCTAAAGTTGCAAAACTTTGTTACACATATTATCCAGATAGGATTATTTATTCATTGCCACAACAAGAAGAGTCCTCAAAAGATAGTTGGTTTATTTTTCTTGTAAATAACTATAAAGAATTTAAGTCTCAAATTTCTGCAGTTAAGTCAATAAATAAAAGTGGTATCATTATTACATTTAAAAATGATAGCCCATTAATGTATCAAGGTGTTGACACTTTACAAACAGAACTAGGCACTAAAGTAACTATTGGTGATGGTGGATTATTTAGTCAACCGCTTCAAGCAGTTTCTAATTCAGATAAACCATATGAGTATGGTTCATCTCAAAATAGATTATCTGTAATTGGTACACCAGCAGGTATTTATTATATCTCACAAAACCAAGGTAAGATATTCTTATATGGAGGAGGTCTAAAAGAAATTTCTCAAGCTGGATTAAAATGGTGGTTCTCTGAATTTTTACCATATAAGCTAACTGAAGATTTTCCAGATTACCCATACCAAGATAATCCAGTATCCGGTATTGGTTGCCAATCTGTATATGATAATGAAAACTCTGTTGTATACTTTTCAAAGAAAGACTATAAGTTAAAACAAGAGTTTGTTGGTCAGAATGTTATTCAATATGTACCATTAATTACTTCTGGTAAAAATAAAGGTAAGGGTGACTATTTTACTAATATCAATTTCCCAGGATCAACTTATTTATTAGGAGATGAAGCAATTTTTGACAATGCATCTTGGACAGTTAGTTTTGACCCTAAAAATCAATTCTTTCTTTCTTTCCATGACTGGCATCCAGATTTAACTTTTCCAACTAAGAATACATTCTTAACAACAAAAGTTAATGGTATATGGAAACATAATAGTGGTTGTAGTAGTTACTGTAATTTCTATGGAACTAATTATCCATTTGAAATAGAACTTCCTATTATCACTGGTCAAACTGTTACGACATTAAAATCAGTTGAGTATATCTTAGAATCTTATAGAAAAGAACGTAATAATTGTGTTGACCAATTCCATGTACTTGACTTTAATTTTGATAGAGCTTTAATATTTAATTCAGAACAAGTATCTGGATATCTTAATTTAAATATATTCCCTAAGAATAATGTTACATTAAGTGAACAGTATCCTAAACTAAATCAATCTAACTTAGCCTCTTTTGATATATTATTTAGTAAAGAAGAAAACAAGTATAGATTTAATCAGTTCTGGGATATTACTAGAGATAGATCAGAGTTTCCAATTGGATCAGACTATCCACCAACAGGACCTGTTATTCCTGGAACAACAGTATTACAAGGTAACTATGCGGATAGATTTATTTGGATAACACAACCAAATGGATACATTAAAGATTTAAATCTAGCTAATCTTGATTTTCAAAAACCAGAAACTCAAAGAAAGAAGTTTAGACATTACTTAAACTTTATTAGATTTATCAAAGATATTTCTACGGATACCAACATGATAGTTAAAATTACTAATACCAAGAATCAAATCTCTCCTAGATAATGTATAATAAAAGATTACTTTCTAAAATTGATTTGGGAAAATACAATAAGCCAAATCCATATTCAAAGGACATTATTACTGATCCACAGGGTCAGTATAAATATCCAGGTAAACCTACTAGAATACCTTCAAGTGATATTACAATGAAAGGGGTTGGTTATCCAGTGCTTGGTATAGCAGATAATGGCCAAAAACAAATGATGCAACCAGGACAAGATTATAAGTTTCCAGGAGCAAAGTATGTTGATGAATATCCACAAATGAGAAAAGGTGGCGGAATAAATTCTAAAAAATATACTAGAAGTTTAGAAGGTATAGGAGAGTTATTTAGAGAGTCTGCTTTGTTTAAAAAACCTAAGTCTAAAAAGAAAAAATTCTTTCATCCAAATGCAAAGTATTTTCAAGATGGTGGAATAACTTCACAAGAAGAAATAGATGCAGCTAATGATGCTATGATGAAAGCAAGATTGGCGTATGCACAAATGCATGGTAATCCTGCTGCACAAAGAATGGTAGTTGCACCAGATCAACCTTATGACTTTGGTAATGGTATAACAGGTACTCATTATATGGCGTCTATGGATAATTATGCTGTACCATTAATACAAGATGTTAATGGTCAGCTTATGTTAGGAGACTATGGTCCTGAATCTGCAGAAGCTATAAGATTTGATAACCCTGAAGATGCAATGTATTTTGCAGAGAATTATAAAAAAATAACTCCAGATGAATCTTACAGAAAAGAGGAGTTTCAAAATGGTGGAGAACGAGGTAGGAAAAAAAGAAGATATACTGAAGAAGAAGCTCAGGCATTTCCAAAAGATGAATGGGGTCAGTATGTTCAAGAAGAAGCAGATATTGTTGTTCGTCCAAATGCTCAAAATAGATCATATGCTAATGATCCTAGATATAAACAGGTTAGTGAATCAACAGCAGTAAATAATATTTATCAAGAACGTCAACCAAGCTTTCTTGGCAAAGATCCATTTGAACATAGACGACAAGTAATTAAACAGCAAAGAGCAGCACTTGAAAAAGCTGTTAAAAATACTAGTAACAAAATAAAGAAATATTATAAGGAATATCATAATTCTCCAAGATATTTGGAAATGCTTCAAAAAAGTGATCCTGAAAATTGGAGTAATGTTGATGCAGCAAGAAGGCATAATCTTGAAAATCCAATTACTCGAGTTCACCATGATCAACCAAAGGATATGCCAAGAACTGGAGGATATTCAATGAGTGATACTGGTGATATAACAGTACTACCACATGGTTTTGGTGTTAGAGGTTTGTTACCTCATGAATGGTCACATTCAACTGATAGACCTCATCCATTAGTTGGTCGTAGAGCTATTCCTGATAAAGATCAGTTATGGATAAATAAACATAGAGCAAAAGATTGGTTTTCTTCTCCTGAATTTGCAAGACAATCTGCTCAAGAAAAGAAAGAAGATTTACAAGCAAAAAATCATCCTGCTTTTCAAGAATTTTTAAAAGATCAAAAAGAATGGTATGACTATGTAGGAGAAGATACTGAGACAAGAGCAAGATTAAATGACATAAGATATCAAGCAAAACAAATGGGTATATACGATCCATTTACAGAAAAAGTAACTCCTAAAACTTTTAAGAAATTACTTAATACAGATTTTGAATCACCATCTAAAGAAGGTTTTGATGCATTAAAACAATTAAAAGATGTTTATACAGATGAAGAAATATTGTGGATGCTAAACAATATTTCTAAAAATCAAGATAAAGGCCAGGATACTACTCAACCTCAAATGGGTAAGTATGGTAGAATTATAAAACAATTTGCACCAGGTGGTGTAGCATCTCCAAAAGACTTAGATCCTGAACATATGAAAAGGTATCTTGCAGATTTAAGAATGCAAGAGAATAGTATTAGAAAAGGATATAAAAACGGTATGTGGTATCCACATGCAAGTGTGGAAGGTGGTGCAGATACAATTGCCTATGGTCATAAACTTACGCCTAATGACTCTGCATTAAAAAGAGGTATTACAGAAGATCAAGCTTTAAAATTACAAGAGCAAGATGTATTAAGAAATCAAGCGCTTGCAAAAAAACAGGTAGATAAAAAATACGGTCCCGGTACATTTGACAATCTCCCACAAGATTCACAAATGCTATTAGTAGACTATCAATACAACTTAGGAACTCTTTCGGGATTCCCAAGTTTTGTTAAAGCCACTGTAGAAGGTAACAAAGAAAAGATGTTAGCGGAGCACAAAAGATTTGGTGCAGGTAAACCTCTTACTAAAAGAAATGAATGGACAGCTAATGTGATCAATAATTTGGAGATTCCAAAACCATATGATCCAATGAAAGAAGTTACTGTACCGTTAGCTAATGTACCAGATGCAACAAGTGTAGTTCAACCTAATTTCTTACAAGGACCTACTGCAGTAGAATTACCACCACAACAATATCAAGATGGTGGCGAACCTAAAAAAAGAAGGTTTACTAAAAAAGATTCGGAAAAAATGCCTAGTAAAGAATGGGCACAATATGTGCAGGAGTATCCTGCAATTAGAGTTACTAATAAACCAAAAGTTGATCCTACACTTCAGAAACTAAATGCGTTAAGAAAAAAATTACAATATTTTGATTCTCAAAATGATGGCCAAGGACCTTCAAATATATCTGATATGTCTAAGAGAGCTGAGATTTTTAAAGAGATAGTGAATTTAGAAGCACAAAATAAAGAAAAATTAAAGAACACACCAAGATTAGATCAAGTTGAATCTATTGGAAATTCAATGCTTACAATAGGTAAATATTTTATGCCTGGGCCAGTTCAAACAGGTATAAACTATTTATTAAATGCATCTGATGCCTATGATTACACAAAAGATCCTAATAATCAAAGTAATCAAATTAGTGTTATTAGTGATATATTGTCTCCTTTAAAAAGTCCTAGAACTAAATTAGCTCCATTCTCAGTTGTAAGTGATGTTGTAAATTTAAAACAACAGTATAATAAGTTTCAAGATGCAAAAAATCAACAATATCAAGATGGTGGTATTGTAGAACTAAATGGTAATCAATATAAAAAAGATTCTAAAGGTGCTTGGACATTTACATCTGGAGCCCCAGTAACTGATACCATGACGTTACAAAAGCTTAACTATGGGGAAGGTAAACCAGTTGGTTCTCCTGTAGTTCAAAGTGCTCCTGGAAGAATGAATGCAGAACAGTTAGTTAAAGCATCTAAAAATGTTAAGCCTTCACAACCTATTGAAAGAAATGTTCCAAGAGGTAATGTATCTGATGCAACTGGAGTTGTTCAACCATTTATTCCAAAACCTTCTTTTGTAGATCAACCTAGTTTAGTAGAATCATTGAAGTATCCTGAAAAGTTACAGGAGGAAGCTCAAAGATTAATTACTTCTGGAGCAGCAAGAGATATGGGCGTTACTGCAAAGTATCTTAGTCCACAAAATGCAAACTCTGCAAATCCAAAATCATTACAACAGTTAATGATTGAGGAAATGACTAAGAAAGATTTCCAAAAAAGATTAGATCAGTCTCGTTTAAACCAAGTAAATAAGAAATGGAATCAATCATCTATACTAGGTAAAGCTGGAGATGTAACAAGAAGTTTTTTAGCTGACCCTATTAACGTTACTGAAGAAGCAATTTGGGGAGATCAATACTTACCAGATAGAGCTAACATTCTAAGAGATCCAAGAAACCCATTAAATGCATATTATAGAAAAGAAACTGGATATGATAATAGCGGATTGAATAATATGGTTAATCTAATCAACCCTTTTTCATCTGCAGCAGATGCGACAGTATATGCAAGACAAGGTAACTTACTTGGTACGGCAAAAGAATTTGGAGAAGGATTATTAAAAACAGCTATATTAACTAGAGCTCCCGGTGCATTAAATTCATTAATGGGCAAACAAGTTAATCTAGGTGCATTAGGTGCTACAGATATAGGAACTCTTGCTGGGGCTACTGGTGTTGCATCAGGTACTCTTTCTTTACCTACAACAGCCAAAGCATTATATAAAGCTGGTCAAACTGGTAAGACGGAAGATATTAGAGCTGCAGTAAATCAAGTAGGCATGACTGCATTAGATTTTATTGCACCTGAGGTAATAGGATCAAAAGGTGCATTAAGTGCTTTAATGAAAGGAGAAAGATTAACTCCTCTTCAACAGTTGTCAGGTAAAAATATAATATCAGAATTTACCCCTACTCAGTTTAAACCACTTGCACTTTCTACTCCGGGATTAAATTCAATGCAAGAATTACGAAGAGCTATAGATAGTTATAGATCTTCAGAATCTTCTTTATTAACAAGAGAAGCTGTATCTCAAATAGAAAACTTGTATGATCAAAGAACAGAAGTAGATAGGATTATACAAGGATTAAGAAATGAGGGTAATACAAATTCACCATATTTTCAAGCAGCAATAGATGAAAGAGATCTTCTTACAAATCAAATTGATAATTTTCATAACCAACAAGTGGAAGAAGCTCTTGCTGCACAACAACAACGTAGATTAGATGCTGAGATGATTGATGATCCAGCACAGACAGCTGAAAGAGTACGTCAATTTTTAAATCCTGATGAGGTAGCTTTAAATGCTGGAGCAACTGCTGCACAAAATATGAACCAAAGACTTACAGGTTCATTTGATACAACAAGACCAACGCCAGGTGTAACAGAATATACAGGAAGTAATTTACCTGCTCCCATTAGAACATCACAAGTGTATAGTAATATAAAACCGGGCACTCCTCCAGTTAAATTTAGTGAGGCTACTAGAGAAGCAATAAGACGTAGACCAGATAGATCACGTATGACATTAGAAGCTCAATTAAGAGATGCTAATGATCCAATTGATTTTGTTAATAGACTGCGTAATCAATATGCAAATGGTAATATTAATAGAGAAGTTTATAATGAATTATTAAGTGGGCTCAAAGATGCTGTAAAACCTACATCTGATATGTATGAAGATTTTGATTTCTTCAAGGAAATAGCAGCTACTAATCCTGATAAACCATATACTGGAAGTATGCTTTCAAGAAATGAAGCATTAAATGAATTAATGGCAATTCCAGATGCAACTTTAGATGATGTTCTTAGAAATAATTATGGTTATGGATTAAATGATATTGAGTTTTTATTTAACAATTCTGGCATTTCAGATCAAGCAATAAAAATTGGAATGAATCAAGTGTTGGATGATTATACATTTATAACAAAATATAACACACCTAATCCTAATGCACCAGCTTTAGATTTTGCAAATAGACAAACTCTTTCACCACAATTAAAAGGTAATGAAGATGACTTAGGTATGTTAAATATATCTAAAAAATCAAAAGATAAAATTGAAAAAACAAGATATTCTAATAAATCACAAACAACAGGAACGGTAGAGTATAATAGAACTTTAGATCCTAAGTTACCAAAAGTAGTAGATAAAAAAGTTATTATAGATAATGATGAACTTGCTGAAGAATTAGCTGCATATGAAGAAGCTTTTTCTCAAATTCCAAAAAATTCTAGTAATCCTGTTCATATGGATATTCAAAATAAACTTGAAGACTTAAGAGCAACTCAATGGTTAAGAACTGAATATGCTCAAGAACTTCGTGCAGCAGGATTAAATCCAGATGAAATTGAAAAAATTACAATTGTAACATCAGAAAAAAGAGCAAAGTCTATGGTAGATAAAGATGGTAATGTAATTGGTACTTTAAAATTTGATCCAGGTGTGTATAATGGAGTAACATTCAGTCAAATTGGATCAACAGGTCTAAGTACTAAATATCATGGTTATAACTTAAAAGCTTCTGGTTTTAAAAATTGGGATAAAGCTCAAGATGCATTAGCTAAAAGATACTTAGATGAAGAGTTAAATAAAATTACAAATGCATCAGATAGAAAAAATCCTATTGTTGTTAAATCACTAACTAAAAAAGCTAATACAAAAGCCGCAGAAGAAATTGCTTTATTACAAAGAAATAATAACAATAGATTTGCAGAAGCACTTTATAGAGGTGTACATCATGGTATTAAAGATACTAGAGGTGGAATTGGAACAAAACAACATTTTGCTTCAACCACATTAGTGGACCCCGTTACCGGACTACCAGTTACTAGGTATAGAGCAGAAGATTATTGGAAAAGTCAATCAAAACAATTTAATGATCAAGGTATTCCTAAGGCAGGATTTGTTCAAGGACCAAGATTAGATTATGATATAAGTATGGATAATAGACTACCAGTTTTTATTTTAAGAAAGAAAGGTGGGGATGTTCCTAAACTTTTAAGGTTTACCCAATAAATTTAAAATTAGTATATTTAATATATAAGGTATAAAATGAAAAAATCCAATATGCCACTTTATAAAGCTCAGATGGGCGGAGGTACAGAGCAGAATGAGATGTATGCTAGAATGGCTACTTCCGTTCAACAGGCTATTAAAAGAGGTCAGACGCCACAAGATATCTATGAATCACTTATTGCACGTAAGATGGATCAGAAACTTGCTATGCAATTAGTTTCATCTGTGGTTAAGTATATGATGGAAGCTGGTGAACTTGAAGAAGATGCTTTAGATCAAGCAGAACAAAAAGATGCTGCAGAAATTCAAGCTATGGAGCAAGAGAAAGCGCTCATGGCAAATGAACAAGATGCAGCTGCTCAACAACAAATGGATCAATACCGTCAACAAAGTATGGCTGCAGCTATGGATACATCTGCTGCTGACATGGCTGAAGAAGAAGATGCAAATAGTACGGAAGAAATATTTGGTTTTCAAGATGGTGGTCAACAAACAAGTTATGCATCTCTCTATGAAAACTCTGATGGTACAGAAGTTGAGGAAGAAGAAACAACTACTCTAGATGGAAAATTTAGTTTAGATGCATTAGTTGAAAATACTGTTGGTACACAGAATCTAAACTTTCCTGGACTAGAAGCTTACTACCTACCATATAGTCCATTAGCTAGTGATAGTCTTGAATTACCAGATATGTCTACTCCTACTGCAAAATATGGCGGTAGTCAAAAGAAAAAGTTTGCAAAGAATGTAATGAACTTACTAAAGAAGCAAGCTGGTGGAATGCAAGAAGATGAAGTTGTTGATGCCGGTATTGCAAAACAAACTGATGACTTAACAGGTACCGTAAAGAAAAAGAAAACAAACTTTATTGATGCTGTTGGTAATACTGCTAAGAAAGTTAAGATAGATGAGTGGTTTGAAAAATTAAAAGAAACTCAAGATCCTTTATTAGATCAAATTCTATCTCCGGTGCCTCAAGGGGATCCTGCACAAGAACAACAAATGCAGATAGATCAAGCAATGAGTGAAGACCAAATGCGTAGAGGTGGTCAGAAGAAAGCTAAAAGAAAGTATAGAAACCTTATTGAAAGAACTAATAGATTATTAGGAGTTGAAGGAATGTATCCATCAGACTTTGGCAATATTCCTATGAATAGTTACAATAAGTTTCAGCCTTTTATGCAACAAAGTTTTGAAACTATTGATGTTCCTACATTAGAAAAATATTTTTCTGATTTAGCTAATTTACCTGCAACTCAACAAGATCAACCATTAATGCCAATGATTGATGTTTATGAAACAGGATTTTTTGGAAGACCTAAAAAATATAGAATCCTATATCCGCAAGCATCTAAAGGTACTGCAGAACAACAAGCAGAAGAAGCAACTCTTAAGAATAACATTGAGAATGATCCTAATGCTCAAGTAACTGTAAATGAAACTCAAGTAAGTTTACAAGTTCCTGGTGATCCAAAAGATGTTCCTAGTGCAAATGATCTTATCCAAGGTTATGCATCTGGTGGTCAATATGGTGGATTTGTAGATCCATCTTTACCAAACTTAACAAAATTTGTTTATGGTGGAAATGATTTTCCTGAAGAAGCAAAGAATGTTAATGACCCTTACTTTACTGATATGGGTCAGTATCAAGATGGTGGAATGATGTTTCCCAATCCTGATGAAGATCCAGAAAATCCTATGCATCATTTAAGTATGTATAGTCAAGCTTCTGATATTTTTCATCAACCCATGAATACAGTTGAGCAAGCTAAAAAAGGAGGTCCAACAAAAGCACAGGCAAGAAGAGTAAGGAGAGCGCAAAATTCTATGTTAAGAGATAACTTAATCCCTATTAATAGATTTATTGATTATGAAGGTAGTTATGCTCAACAAATGGGTATGCCTACTATTTATAATTCAGATGCTATTTATTCTGGTTCAATGAGTGGAGCCCCGTTAGTTTTTTCTGATGTAACTAAAAGAGGAATTCTTGGAGCACCTAAGCAATGGACAGACTATTATTTAGCAGAAGATGACGGTTCTAATGTAGATCTAAGTCAACATCCTATGTTACAAAAACCATCACAACAGGAAATACAAGGTGGTGATGATTATAGTGATTTAGGAATCAGAGCTAGAATGGCTATCAATAAAGGTGAAAGACAAACTGAAAGACAATTAGCTAGGGCAGAAAAAGAAGGTTATCAAATGGGAGGTGAGTCAGAATATGAACAATCTCCAGAAGATGAAAACTTTGATTTCTATAGAAGAATTGAAAAAGGTATGTATACTCCTCCTCCAATGATGAGAAGAGGTGGTAGACTTCCTATGGCTTTTGAAGGTTTAGAAAATACTCCAGTGTCATATACATCTAATCCTGCATTAGAAGGACAAACAGAAGTAGATTTTACTGTTAATACAGCAGGTAATACAAACTTACAACCTTCTAGCTTTTGGTCTAATTTTCAATCTACTGAAGTGCCTGGTCCAGCTATTCAGCAACCAAAACAAATTAATATTGAACCTGAAAATGTAGAAGAGTATCAAGCTACTAAATCTACTACAGCTCCAAAAATGCCTGATCCAATTAAAGGTAAAACTTTAGTTCAAGTAAATAGACAAAGAGAAGATGTTAGAACGGTTGATCCAGAAGCAGCACTTAACATGTTTAATTCTGCTGCCAACTTTGGATTAGGTCTGGCTGGTAGAAAAGAACAGAGAGAACAAGAGCGTCAAATGTATGAACAAAACTTTAATCCTATGAAGCTTTACGGTGTTAAAGCAAGAAAGGATAGAGGTGACTGGGAAGTAAACCAAGGTTCATATAGATTTGACCAACAAGGTTCAAATAGATTAGGTAGATCAAAACAGTTTGGAGGTCCTATGACTGATCCAAATGAAGAAGATGTAATGTACATGACTGATGAGCAGATCCAAGAATTTATGGCTGCCGGAGGTGAAATTGAATTTTTATAATTTTGTCACATGTTTCGTAAAGTAAGAATTAAAAAATTGCCGCAAGCTAGAACTGGTTACCAAGTAAATGGTTCTCTTAAAAATGATGTTGCTGGCTTTGGTGGCGCAGACTACAATCATTATATTGGGGTGCCTGATATGGAAATAAGCAAATATATCACTGCTGTACCAAGAGATGAAGCAAATCTTGAAGCAGAGGGTGGTGAAACTGTTTATGGTGATCTCAATGGAGATAACTTTCCAGAGCACAAAGTTATAAAAGGCCCACGTCACTCTGAAGGTGGGGTTCCTTTAAAGTTACCAGAAGATAGTTTTATTTTCAGTGATACTAATTCAATGAAAATAAATGATGAGAATATCTTACAGATGTTCAATAAGCCTATGAAAAAAGGTAAAGGTAATAAAGGTTACACTCCAGCTGAATTAGCTAAGCAATATGATATTGATAAATATAGAAAAATTCTTCAAGACCCTAATTCAGATAATATAGATAGAAAAACTGCAGAGTTAATGATACGCAATTACAATATGAAATTGGGTGCACTAGCTCTTGCTCAAGAATCTAAAAAAGGATTTCCACAAGGTATTCCTGTTATGGCTCTACCATATCTTGAAGCTAATGGTATTGAAGAAGAACAACTTCTTCCACCACAACTTCCAGAACCACAAGCACCAGCATCCCCTGATCAAGAAGATATGATGGCATATGAGGATCAAGAAATGATGCAAGAAGATATGATGCCTCAAGGTGAAGAACAAATGCTCCCACCTATGGCAGAATATGGTATGATGATAGGTGGTTATGATATGCCTTATGCTGAATATGGTATGCCTATGGGAGCTAATCCTATGAACTACATGGGTAGAACTAAAGAGTGGTATGAAGATGGTGGAGAACTAGATGAATATCCTGATGGAGGAGAACCACCTAAAGGCCAAATTATAAAAAGATCTGATTATGCAGATAATGCTGCATATCAATTAGCTCTTAAAAAAGCTTACTTAAAAGCAAAAGATAATGGTCAACAAATTTGGGTACAAGAACCAAATGGAAAATATACTGAAATAAAAGCTGAGTATAAAGCTCCAGCTGGATATACAGGAGATGTAACTAAATGGAATAATAATGCTGCTGTTGCATCTAGATACTATGCAATGGAAACTGCATTAAAGGATCCAGCAACTGCTAAGTTATTTGCAGATGCTACTAGAAAAGCTATACAAAATCAAGAATTTTATAGATCTAAAAAAGGTGTTGTTGGTAGAAGTTATGGAACACTTGATGCTTCTCAATTATCTGATGAGGAAATTGTAAAGAACTTCTTAGAGCACCAAGAAAGAAACTTAAAACTTGCAGCTTCTGGAAATGAATCTTTCTTATATAAAGATGCTAATGGTAAATTAAGATCTTTTGAAAGTACTGGTAATGGTTCAGGAGATAATCGTGGCTTTAAGGATATAATGAAAACCCTTAAAAAACCAGATGGAAGTTCTTATACTGATGCAGAAATAAATGCCAAGTACCAGGAAATGCAAAGAACTGCACCAGATCTTGATACGGCATTTAAAAACATTGGTTTAGAAATGCCAGCTCAAGCAAAAGGAACTGCAGCTGAGAAAAAAGCATTACTACAACAAGCAACATTCCAAGGTTATAATCAATTAGTAAAAGACTTCAATGAAGGTAAAATTACTAATGAAGATGACATGGTAAGATTACTAAACTTTAGAGGTAATCTTCAAAGAGGATATAATGATGAAACTGGTCAAGCAGTTACTGATATTTCTCCTATTGATGCGTACTATACTAATACTACTGCAGGGCAGATATCAAACTATGAGGATCTTATGTTCTCAGAAATACCTCCTAAAGATCAACCATGTCCATGTAATGATGAATCTGGTAAACCAGTAGTAAGAGATAAAGATGGTAATTGTCCTTGTCCTGATGACAAAAAATGTCCATGTGGATATGATCCAGCAACTAAAAAATGTTTGCCATGTCAACCACCACAAGAAAAACCTACTAATTGGTGGTTACAAGATACCATTAAAACAGCTGGTGCATTTGGAGATTTAATGGGTATCAATAAGTATATGCCATATTCTCCATTAGTAGACCTTGAAGAACCAAGACCTACGTTCTTAGATCCAACTAGAGAGCTTGCGCAACAGTCAGAACAAGCTAACATTGCATCACAAGCATTAGCGCAATTTGCCGGACCACAACAACTTTCTGCTAGAGCGTCAAGTATTCAAGGTACCGGTGCAAAACAAGCTGCAGATACTCTCGCTAGATTTAACAATGCTAATGTTAATATTGCTGATCAGTTTGAGTTTAAATCTGTTGACGTAAGAAACCAAGAAGCTCTTGCAAATCAAGCTGCACAATCTAAACTATATGATCAAAATACAATTGCTAATCAACAGTATGATAATGCTAAGCTTGCAATGAGAAATCAGCTAAGAAATTATTATGCTAATGCAATTACTAATAGAGCTAAGACAGCTGCATTGAATGCCTTATATCCACAATACTCTGTATTACCTGAAACAGGTGGTATGCCAGGATTTGAGTTTGGTAAAAGAATTAAACCTCAAACAGGTGGTACAAAAAGTTATGATGAATTTTTACAGTATTATTTAAGTAAAGGATTTAACAATACCGAAGCAATTGCAGCTGCTGAAAAAGCATATAAAAATCAAAGTGGTAGCACTGCAGATGATGATGCATTAGCAGTAATAAATGCACAGTATGGTGTACCTCAACAAAAGTATGGAGGATATATGGATGAGGGTGGTTTTGTATATGCAGATAGTATTTATCCTTTTACATTCTAAATTTTATAAGTTTATTAAACTTAAAAAATTTTAATATATTTACTTATAGACAATAAATTATGGCAACGTACCTACAAGGTGTCACAGATTATATTCCGGATTATCAGCCTTTTCAGCCTGACTTAAACTTTTATAATAATTATTTACAAACAAAGCAAAGTCAGTATGATTCAAACTGGAAATCCTTAAATAATTTATATGGCCAATACTTCTATGCTGATTTAACAAGAGAATCAAATATCAAAAAGAAAGATGATTTGTTAAAGCAGATAGACTTTAATCTTAATAGAATTGCAGGACTTGATCTTTCACTTGAACAAAATGTTACTCAAGCAACTCAGATTTTTACTCCTTTCTATGAGGACAAAACTTTGATGAAAGATATGGCTTATACTAAAAACTTTATGAGTGAATATAGTAGAGCTAATGGTTTGAAAGCTTCAAAGGATGAAAAAGTCAGAGGACAATATTGGGATACCGGAGTAAAGAAAATGCTTTATGAAAGAGAAGAGTTTAAGAACTCTACTGATGAAGAATCAATGACATTTGCTAATGTTACATATACTCCATATGTAAATGCTATAGAAAAGTACATGAAGTCTGCAAAAGAGATGGGTATATCTGCAGACATTACACAATCTAATGGTAGATACTTTATTAGACAAAAGAATGGTGATTTAATTCTTCAACCTCTTACAAATTACTTTACTTCTCAGTTTGCAAATGACCCAGCTTTACAAGAAGTTTATAAAGCACAAGCTTATGTAAACCGTAAGGATCATGTACTGCAAAATAAAGATAAGTTTAATGGAGATTTAGTTGCAGCTGAGAGAGATTATTTAACAAAACAGTATGCAACTATTCAAGAGTATATTAAACTTAAGAATGAAAAAAATACTCAAGATGCTGATAATCTTGAAAAAGAAAGAGATGATGTAAAACAAAAATTAGAAAGTGGAAATTCAAATGAATTTACTCCACGTTATTTACAAAGTCTTGAAACATCTTTAGGTATTGCAAAAGATAACGCACAGTATACACAAGGTTTATCTGAACAAATTTCAGATAGACCAAGTAAAACTCCAACTACTTCTAATGCAGCACCTGATCTTTCTGATATAGAAAGATTAAGGTTCCAAGTAGATGCAGGTGTATCTTCTATGTTAGCTGAACAAGATATTAATGAAGCTGCATATAACTACTCAAGAGTAGGTATGGTGACTGATATGTCCGCAGATCCGTATGGTGTAGCTGCACAAAATCATGCATATGCTTTGCAAAGACAATTAGCAGCACAAGCTCATAAAGATCAATTACTAATTGATAAAGATCTTAAAGAGAAAAAGAATTTAATGATTGAAGCTGGTTTGAAAAACGGCTCATATATTGGAATGAATCCTGTTACAGATGATCAAGGTAACATTGTAGATTATGAACCAATTGCAAACCCAGCATTAAACAATAGATTTACTATTCCGGGTAAAAATAAATCAGGAGGAGCAACAGATAAATCTATGTCACTTATTCAAGAAGGTAAAAATCTTACTGAAGATTTTACTAGAGAATATGCAGATGGAATGGTTAAACAAATTGCATCTACAATTGATAGTTGGGTTAAGTTAAAACGAATGACAAGAGAAGAAGCTGCTCAATATTTCTTTTCTGATTCTGGACTTGCTGCTGTAAAAGGTAAACCATCAAGTGCAAGAGAAGCAATTGATCAAGTTTTACTTTTTAAACCAGGGGAATCTTGGACTCAAACTAGTCAAAGGTTAAAAGATAATAGGGCAATTATGACTACGTCACAGTTTATTGCCAACTATAAAAAAGATCCGGCAAATTTCTTAACAGGAAGAGGTGCAGATCTTTTATCTAAAACATATGCAAGAGTAATGCAATTTGCTCAAGCAACTAAAGGTGATAAAGGAGTATCTGATTCATTTTTAGAAAAGGCGCCTCATACGGACTTTGATAAATATCTTGTTTTTGTTAGAAACAATGAACTTGTAACACAAGCAAATGATAAGACAATTCAAAAAACTTTAAGATCAACACCTAGAGTAGAAGGAATGTCACTAGAACTAAAAAATAAGTTAACAAACTTAGTTCTCAATAGTGATTTAACAATGATCAGTAAAGAAGATTTTGTAAAATATGGTAAAGCTTATCTTGTTAATGCTGATAAATATCCTAACATTACATCTGTAATAGAGGGTAAAAGAAATCTAACTTCTGCAGATAAAGCTGCTATTGAAGCATTGCGTAAAAAAGCAAATGATAAAATTAATAAACCAAGAACTGAAGGTTTTATAATTGAAAAATATCCAAGTTTATCTGAACGGGACTATTATGAAATTGAAAGACAATATATTATTGGTAAATTTAATTTAAAAGATAATGCAGCTAATGAAGGAAAAGCAGATCCGGAAGCAAAACTTAAGGCTATTTATGATGAAATGGCGCTTGCATATAAAGATGTTATTCAGAATCCAAAAGAAATTAAAAGTGCAAGTAATCTTATAAGTAAGAATAAAGCAAATGCAGTATTTAATACATCTGAAAGTGCTGTTGGCGTTAACTTATCTGCAATTCAAACTACAGGTTTTAAAGCATTCTTAGAGTTTACTCAAGATGCAAGTAAGATTAACTTTTACGATACTAAGAATAATCCTATAAGTTTCTACGGTCCTAATATATCTGGTGTTGAACAAACTAAAGAACTATATGAAGATGCAGATGATATGTATAGAAATGTCAAAATTGCTGAACTATTAGTTAGAGAATATCAAAATGGTGTAGGTAAAAAAGACTTTAAAACATTTAATTTATCTAGTGTCCAAGTTGCTGTAGAAAATAGAAATAAAGGAGCAATGATATTATACCCTACCTTAGATGTTCTTAATAAACTTAAAGCAGGAGAAGGTAAAGGATTGCTTGATGAGGAAACTATTAATGCAATTGCAACAAATGGAATTTCATTTGTATCAGATAGAAAAAACTTTAATAACTGGCTTATTAAAGGTAATGAATTAGATCCTCTTGAAGGTATGATTAATGCGTTGGGTAAAGTTGAATATGAAGACCCTATGGGTGGTGGTAACTTTACAATTGAAAAAGATGAATCAGGTGCTGCACCATATAAAGTGTATGGCACCATGTTACAAATGCAACCAGATGGTACAAAAGTAGAAGTGCCTTTTGTTGTACCTCCTGTTAATTTTCAAAATAATATTGGTTTGGCAAATGAATTAGCAAGAAAAAATTTACAAGAAATGGCTAATTATAATGCAGTAGTATGGCAACAGTTTCATGCTCAAAATTATAGACCAGGAGTTTCAAAAACATCACTACAAGGAAGATCCCTACCTGTAAATCAATAAAAAATGGCTGAAAATCAAGATCCAAACATTGAAGGACCTAATGTAGAAGCAAGAACTGAGTTTACAAGACCTGGTACTACAGACGTTCAAAGTTTTTTACCTTTTGGAACAGGGTTCTATAATCCTGATCCAAACTTTTTTACTATTAATCCTGAGAAAACTCCAGTTCAAGTAATTAATCCAAGAGATCCAAATCAGTCACCTACAATTCAAAAGGATCCTATTAGAGATACTACAGTAGGATTTAATCCATTTGATAAAAATCAATTATCAAAAGTAAAGAATGGGTCTCAAGACTTTGCTAATAATTTGATTAAAAAGATGAACCACCAGATGGTGAATCTTGAAGATCCAAATCAGTATGCAAAATCCTTTATGTATGATGCTAGTTCAACTGGTGCACATAAAGCAAGATACAAAGCCTATGGACAAAAGACATATGATAGAATTGGCTTTAATCCAGAATTGAACAATGAAGAAATCTTTAATGCCAATACTACTATTGTAGATGACTATGTAAGAATGGCTACGCATGCTGCTTGGCCTATGTTTACATTAGGTTTAGTTGCAAATCCTAAAAGTTATGGTCAACTGTTTCAAGGTAACATTGGTCAGGATATAGATGAGGCTACAGATTATGAAGAATACAATGCTATTGGTATGTCAACCAAAGGTGGTATTGGTGGATTCTTTAATAATACAATTAATAGCTTAGCGTATAGTGCTGGTATTATGTTTGAAGCAGCTGCTGAGTATGCAGCTATTGGTGCTATAGAAGGTTCACTGGTTGGTCCTGAAGGAACTATTGCTGGTGGATTAATTGGTGGAGCTGCGGGTGCAGTAAAAGGTTTGGCAAGTCTTCCTAAGAACCTGTATAATATGGGTAAGTATGGCGGTAAAATGCTTACAAACTTAAAGAATCTTGAAAACTATAATGCTGCTAAACAATTCTTTACTCAAGCCTCTAAAGGTACTTTTAATTTTATCAATCCAATTAATAACACTACAACTGCATTTGCCGAAGCTTCTAACCTATCCGGTCTTGCAAGAACAGTAAAAACATCAGCAGGTTTATTTAGAGATGTAATTGGAATGAACATGGCTCTTTCTGAAGGTAGACTTGAAGGAGGCTTTGTAGAAAACAATACTTATTCTAAACTTTACGATAAGTTCTGGAAGATTAATGGTAGAGCACCAAGTGATCAAGAGCAAATGGATATGCGTAAGCAAGCCAAAGTTGCCGGATTCCAGGATACATATAAGAATGGATTACTTGTATATTATAGCAACAAGTTAGCTTTTCCTAATCTTGTAAAAGGTAACATCTTTGCTGGTCAATCAAGAACAATTAGATCTATTGGTAAAGAGTTTGATTTAGTATTTCAAGCTGCAAAAGGTGGTGGCGGAAAAGCTATCAAAGAAGGTGCATATGAAATAGTAGATTTTAATTTAAAGAATGCTCTTAAAGGTTTTATTAAACCAGCAAACTTTGGTAAAGCTTCTCTTGCTTACTTCAAAACTAACTTAATAGAAGGTGCTCAAGAGGTTATGCAAGATGTTCTTGCTAAATCTACAGAGGATTACTATGTTAATTCATTTTATGATCCGTCAAAAGCTACATTTGATTATTCAATGTCAACACTTACAAATGCTTTTGGACATCAGATGAGTGGAGAAGGGTTTGAAACATTCATGTCAGGTTTTGTAATGGGTGGTCTTATGAGACCATTCAATGGTGCAGTACCTAGATACGCATCTATTTTGTACAACAAATACACAATGGACCCCGTTAAGTATGAAGAATACATAGGAGAACGCAAAGCCTTTGGTGAAAGTGTTAAAAATGCAATGAATAATATGCACCAGAATCCTGTAGAGTATCTTAATGAAAGATCAAGAAACTATGGAGATCAAAGCATTATTGCAAAAATTAACGGTGATGAAGATACAGATACAAAAGAAAAATTTGATGCAACACATGCAAGCTTTGTTTCTGATGTACTCACATCTCTTAATGCTGGTACATTCAAAGTATTTAAGGACAACTTCTCTAAGTATGGCACTTTAAGTGATAAAGATCTTGAAGAGACTTTGGAACTTAAAGAAGGTGAAGGTGCTAAGATGCGCAAAATCTTAGATGAGCATACTAAAAAAGCTGACATAATCAGTAAGAGATGGCAATTTGCTCAGGACAATTTAGCAACTAAAAAACTAAAACTACAAAACTTTAAAGAAGGTACACCAGAGTATGACAAGGCTGCTATCTATAATAAAGCTATAGATAGAGGTATATTCAATATGGTATTCTTAAGTGAGTCATTTGATAATAACCTTGAAAGAGTCAATGGTATAGTTAATAGATTAAACAGATCTCCTTTATTTGCTTCACAACCGTCTTTAAATTTTCAAACTCTTACAGATACTACAAGACTTTCAAATACAATTGACATGCTGTCAACTGAAATTGAGTCTTTAAAAAGTTTACAAACAGCTGGTGCTGAAGCTCAAATAAAAGATAAACAAGAACTTCTTGATGCATTATCTGAGTTTGAATCAAAGCAACAAGAAATAAATAAACTTCAGGCTCTTGACTTTTTTGAAGAAGCTAAGAAGAGATATAAAGAAGAAGGTAATGAAGATGAAGAATCAGTTACACAAGCTTTTGATGAATTGATTGAATACTATAAATCAAATGGTCAAGACCCAGTAGCTGAATATAAAACTGCATTTGAAAACTTACTTAAGAAAATTGCTGGTTCAGAAATGAACTATCAGAGTGCTATGATAAGTATGGACCGTGCAGGAGATGGATCATATAAAGGTGGTATAGAGGCAATGTTCAATGACTTAATTGACTTACATAAGCTTGAACATGATAACAAAAACATTATTCCTTATATCAATCTTTTAATGCAGCCGGCCTCTTTCTATGAGCATGTAGAAAGAAACTTTGAGTGGATGCGTAACATGTACCTTAATAGAGAAAACTACTATAAGGAAATCATTGATCAAGCTATTAAGGCAAAAGAAAACAATGATCTTTTAAAATCATTGGCAGATCAAAATATTTATGTAGATCTAGAGGAGTTTGCAGATTGGGTAGAAAATCCAGAGAATCTTCCAAGTTATTTTATTGAAGGTTCTAAAGGTCAGGAAAGAATAATTCCAAGAGGTAGTTTAGCTTATGAGCAAGTTATACAATCATTTATCATGGTTGCAAGAATGCAAGCTGAAAAACCAGCTGGAGATCCGGTTGATGTAGAAGGTCAATTAGAAAGTGCTATTCAAGATTTACTTGCTAAAAAACAAGTAGAGATTGAACAAGCAGAAGAGAATTTTAAAGATGACATTAAGAAAGAAACTGGATCAACTCTAGAACAACTTCAGAAACAAGAGGCAGAAGGTAAACAAGTAACCAAGCCAATCTCTGATGAAACAAAACAAAGAAAAATAGCACAGCTTAATGAAGCTATTGATTCATTAGATAGTGATGATCCAATTGTAATCCTTGATGCTATTAAAGATATCATTGGTAATTATGACTTAACTGAAGAACAGTTTAGCCGTGAACTAATTGATAATGAAATCTTTAAAATACAAAATGATAAAGAAAGGCTATCTGCAGAGGCAGTTCCTATCTATACCAGATTTGAAGAAACTTATGATATTGGTAATAGAGAAGAAGCAGCATACTCTGGTGCAGCCGCTATTGCATTATTAAATGCTCAAATAGAAAGAATCTCTACTAGTACTGAAGAAGTTACAGAAACAGAACCAGTTGAAATAATTAAGGATACCCAATCTTGGAAAGACTATCAAGCAGCCCTTAGAGAAATAGATGCGCGCTATGCTCAATTTATTCAAGAGCTTACTGATGACTTTGCAAAGAAAGGTGTAAGTACAAGTACTGTTCCTAAAAATGTAATTGTACCTACAAATACAACATGGGCAGAGATTGAAAAACTTGCTCCTGAATTATTCCAACTATTAGATCAAAAATTTGCTGATGAAATTGCTATTAGTCCTGAGGATGATAAGTATGATTTAGTTAGAGCAAACTGGCTAGAACAACAAGAGGATATCATTAAGGAATACAATGCTAAAAAGTATGCCGAGAAAATTCTTCAAGAACAAGAAGCAAAACAATTTAAGGTACCTAAGTTTAAGTTTATTAAACTACCTAAAGGTTATGAAATAAATATTGCAAGTTCAATTTCTCCACTTGTTTTATTAAGAGATACCCACCAAAATATATTAGATGCTGGTGAGTATTTTTCTGAGAAAACTAAAGAGATGAAACGTTTAACTAAAAAACAAAAGGAGAATCTTACAGAAGACTTAAAACAATTAGAGATTGCTATTGATTTTTTAAGAGCTCAAGGTATTGTACAAGAAAATTCAGCATTTGATAGATCTCTTCAAATCTTTAATGACTTTATTATTGCAAGACAAGATGAGATTGAAAAGATTTATGATGAAGATGGTAAGCTTGTATCAAGAAAAATAGATGGTAAAACAGCAGATAGAGTAACTAAAAAAGCTGAGGAGCTAGATCTTCAACTTACTCCTGGAAAAACTCCTTTTACTTTTTATGCTCTTGAAGATCAAGAAAAACGTATAAAAGATGAAGAGGGTGTTGAAACTTTAGTAACTATTCCTTCTCCTATTTTAAGTGCTTTTGATTCTATCATGAGTGATGCTTCAATAAAAGAAGAAGATAAGCTAGATGCATTCATGGCAGCATTTGAAGCTTTTGCTAAGTCAACAGGAAAAAGTGTATTTAAAGATAAGAATAACAAAGGCCTTAATGCAGAGAAATTTAGATTACTAAGAGAAGCTTTAACAGAAGATTTTTCAAGAGAAAATGTAATTAAAACTGTCAATCAATTAGCATTCAAACAAGCTGCGGATGTTGGTAATATGCTTGATGAATTAATCAAAGACTTTTTAACAAGAGAGGGTACAGGCTTTAAACAAATTACTAAGCCTGAGAAAATGTCTCAAAAAGCTTTTGATGCATTATTTGGAACTGCTGGTGTTATCACTTCTTTTAGAGATGGTGTTATTGATGGTGACTACATGATTGTAGGAGCTAGTGACATGGTCTTTGACAAATCTTTATTTGAGAATGGTTTAGTTGGTGAGACTGACCTTATTGCAATTGATGGAAATGGTAACTTTAAGATTATTGATGTTAAAGCACTTCTTGCTAGTAACTGGAAAAAATTTAATGCAGATATTGAACTTGAGGCATTAAAAGAGAAACTTACTAAAGAAGGTGTTTCAGAAGAAGATATTGCAAAGAATATAGATGTAATTGATTTAGAAAAAGCTAAAAAGGCAAGTAAGAAGCAATACTTTAGAATACAGCAATCTATCTATAGAAACTTATTTTATAATATGACTGGGATAATGCCAACCAGCATTGGTCTTATGGCATTAGAAGTAGACTATGATAATGAGGGTAATCTTTTAGATGCTAAGTTATCTGATGTTGTTCCTAAAGGTGATGCAACAATAGAATTGGAATACATGCCAGAGGTAGAAGCTATTGTTCCTCTAAAAGCTGAGCCTAAAAAACCAATCCCAACGGCACCTACTGAAAAACAATTAGTTGAACAAGATCCTGATGCACCTACTAGACTTATAAATAATGTAGGTAACCAGGTAGTATATGGCGGTGCTGTAGGTACTCTTATGTTAAATTCTGATGGTACATATACTATTAAAAATAAAGATGGTATTGAGTCTATAATGTATAATCAGGCTCCTGCATTTGATGGTAACTTAACTTTTAATCAAGTTGGTATATCTCCAATTAAACAGAAACAATCACCGTTTGAAACAATAGTTATAAATGGTAAAACATATACTGTAAAATTAGTTGGATTAAATAGTGCAGAAATTAACGGAGTAATCTATAAGATTAACTGGACAACAGAAGGCCCAGGTAAAGCAATTGCATCTTTAACTTATAGAGCTAATGATGCTGAGATAGCACAATTAGAAATAGATAAAGAATACTTTGAGGATAGAATTGAAAAAGCTAGAAAAGACTATGCATCTTATTTGCCTAATGATGTTGTAAAAGACACTAATAGAAGAATTCAAGGTATTAATAACAGGCTTGATAAACTTACAGATGAAGACGCAGATGTTAAAGATGAATTATTAAAAACTCGTGCAGCATTAGAAAAAGAATTGTTCTACGGAAAAGTAAAACAAAATTCTAAAATGCAAGAACTTGGTGCTTATAGATTAGAACTTGAAAAAGTTAATTCTAAACTCAAATCTTTAAGAGAAAATAATCCTAAAAGAACAATGCGTGGTGGTAATCTTGAGGATCTAATTTTTGCAATTAACTCTTTACCAGAAAGTACTAAGCTCTATAAAGGTAAGACTAATAAAGATCAACAAGATGATTTAAAAATCATTAATAATTTATCTGTTTCAAGCGCAATAGCTACAAAAATTGATGCTATATTAGCTGAGAATTTCCCTGAAGCTCTTAATACTTTAATTGAACAAGGTACTGGTGCAGTTAGTTCAACAGGATTGTCTGCAATTTATAATTGGTCAAACAATGTTCTTGTTGAATTAGAAATGCTAGGTTCTAGAGAAGCTGTTAAAGGTAATTTAACTACAGATATAGATAATCAAATTAATGCAATCTATGATCTATTAAATGATCTAGAGCTAATCAAATTAACTAAAAATGGAGAAATCAGTAAAAGGCAACCAAGAGAAGTCAAAGACATCTTTGGAGAAACAAAAGTATCAGACAGGTCTGGTCTATCTAAGGATGAAGGGGTTACCCCAGGACAAACAGAGGGAGTTCCTGAGCCAAAAGGAGGAAAACCGTCAACAGAGCAAATGAAATCTAAGATTGCTGAAAGTCAAATTACTACAGCAAATATATTATCCGGCCTTGATACAACAGAAGGAGTTACTACTGAAAAAGGAGCCAAGCTTATTGACGCAATAAAGAATGCATCTTTAGATGAAATTAATGCAGCTTATATAGCAGCAATAGAAGAACTCAAAGAAAATCCTGGAAGTATAAATACTACAGAACTTAAGGATGTATTTGATCAAAGAATGGAAGAACTTCAAGTTGAAATGTCTTTAGCCGCCCTCAAAGTTGGAGACACTCTTTTACCTAAAACTCCTATCTTTGGTAATACTAGAATAGAACCTGTATATATTACTAAAATAGGTCCTAAAGGAATTGCAATTAAAGATGTTGTAACGGGACAAGCAGATGCTGTACTTGAAGAAGAATTAAAAAACTTTACTAGAATGACTGAAGAAGCAATAACAGAACAACAAGGAGTTGATCTTACTCCAGAGGATGTAGAGGATTTTAAAAAGAATACCGAAACAATTACTGATACACTAGAAGATGTAACAGCATTAAATGATACAGCTAAAGCTGTTGAAGAAGCTGAAACAAAAGGTTCTTTTAGAGATAGACTGAAAAATAAAAAATGTAATATTTAAGAAATGGCTTGTTTACTTGACAAAGATGATGTTCTAGCAATCTATGGTGATATCTATGAAACTTTATTAGGTAGAATCAATGGTGATGTAAAAACAAAGTTTAATCCCGCTGAGTATATTAAAAATCTTCATGCAGAAATTGCAGAGATAAATGATCCTAAGTTTGCATTAGAAGTTGCACAAGCTGCTCCTGAAATCATGTTGCAAGTAATTGCTACAAGAAAAAATGTAAGACAATACTTTGTTGAAAATAAAATTAGCCAAGACCCAATCTCTGAAATGTCTATTAGTTTTGAAGATGTTGAGATGGTTCAAAAGTTTATTTCTGGTCAAACAAAAAGTTTAGCTGATTATCAAAGCACAATTAAAAGAAAAAGACAATCTAAAAAAGATGTTGATGTTATTGATCCTAATGATGCTACTATAAACTACAGTAATGTGCAAAAGAAGGGTAAGGTAGAAGACCCTTTAACTAACACACTTAATTTTGCAGTTACCGAAAATCCAGAATTTGTTGCAGATGAAGATCAAGACAAACAAGATCCTGAAAAAGAAATGTTCTATAAAGTCATTAAGCAAATTATTTTGCTAAATGAAAAAAGAACTGCAGAAAATGATGAGATTATTTACCAAGATGTAGCATTAGCTCAAAGACCTGTGCTTATTAAAAACTTTCCAACTAGAGAAGATGGTACTTCTCTTTTAACAGGAGATGAGCAAAGGTTTTTAGAAAAGAATCCTGATTACAATGGCATCCTTAACGTAATTACAGACACTGAAGGAAACTTTATATACTTTACAGAGAATGGTGATATTACATCAGATCCAGAAAAAGGAAGATTAGTCTATCAATACATGAGAGATGTTGTCATGAAAGACAATAAGCTCATGTTAGTAAACAGATCTGGCTTTGCATACACTCTTGTTTCACCTGAAGAAATTGTTGAAAGAAAAAACAATCAATATAAGCAAGTTAATAACATGCCATTAGGTATGTTGCAGGAAGAAAAGAAAAAATTGCTTAAACAAGAAAAAGCTAAGCAAAAGAAAAGTATGAATGATCTTTACAGACTTCAGACTTACATAAAAGAAAATCCAGAGGAAACAGTTGTGCTTAGAATTACCGGTGGTAGCTTTGGTAACTTTAAGAATCAATACATTCCAATTTCTGAAACAGGTTTATCACTAGATCAAATCAGCCAACCTATTATAGGTGGTCCTAAATCAGGATATATTCAAGTGCAAATTGCACAAGATCTTCCTGGTATTTCAGTTAAACATCCGGTATATTTACAAAAAGGAGATGTTAATGAACTTGTAGCAGATAAAGTTGCTACTATCCTTACAACAAAAGCAATCTATAGAGGTGAAGAATTATCCCCAATTGCAAAACGTAGATATGCAGAGATCTTCTTAGGGGATAATGTAATTGATAGTAATACGGGTAAGATTAAAAACAATATTGAAATCTTAACTCCTGAAATAAATGGTGTCACAACATTAACAGTAAGTATTAATGATGTACCTGTTTTACTTGATTCACCAACAGCTAAAGAACAGATCAAACAACACTTATTAAATGCCATTACATTAAAAGATGGTAGAGTTGTTCCTGCAAACTTAAACTATACTAAAGAATACATTGGTGATACTTTTACAGATTACACGGTTGAAGGAGATAGAATCACTGCTAAGAAGGTAGACTACTTTGAGTTTATCAAACCAATGATGAAAATTGAATTTAGTAAAGATTCTGCTGCATTCTTTGTAAACAGTAATGCATATCTAAGTTATTCAGTGCCATCTGAGATAATGCCAGTAACTAAAACAAATTATGATCTTGCTTCAGTTACTCCAGTATCAAAAAGAAAAGCAATAACCAAAGTAGAAAATGAAGTAGACAATGTTCCTGACTTAGTTGTTGAGCCGGGAGAAGTTGTTTATAATGTACAGAAAGTTTCTCCTGTTTATGTAATTAATCAGAACATTAAAAATGTTCCAGTTACATTAAACATTGGTACCAATCTAGAAATAGGTCAGGCTAATATTGCAAAAAAGAAAGCAAAGCAATATGCACCTATTACATTAAGTAAGAAGTCTAAAAAGCAAACAACTTTCCCTAATATTGGAGCCATTGCTGCACAAACAGTAACTACATTAAACAGATATAAATCTTCTTCAGTTAACTTAACAGGTAACAATATTGTTGAGTTATTCAAAGGTGGATATTCTCAAAAGGATGTAGATTCTGTAGTATATCAAATACTAGAAAAGATTGTTAACTCAAGTAATTTATTTGAGCCTATAACAAAGATTGTAACTAATGGTGAGTCAGGTGTATCAGAAGCAGCAATTAGAGCTGCCAAAAAGCTTGGTATTGGTGTTGAGGTTACAGTTCCTGCTGGATGGAAATATACAGTTCCATGGGCCAACTCTAAGTCTGGTACATATACTATTTCTAATAAAGATGAATTCTTATCAAGATTTGGAGATGCACCTGCAAAAACAAATGCTAAAAGAAAAACTGCAAAGACTGCAACTAGAAATGAAAAACTAAGAGCAGAGATAGCAAAGAAAAAAGCTATTGCAAAAAAGACAGCTACTGGTAAAAAGACTACAGGTACAAAAACTAAGGCAACTCAAAAAGCAAAAGACAAACAGATCAATACTGTACCTCAAGTTTCTTTGCTTGAAAGATTACAGCAAAGAAGAACAATATTTAGTTCTGATAAGCTTAACAGAATTGAGACTTTGGAAAGAAGACTTGGTGGTTTCTTTGAAAGATTGTTTACAACTAAAGCTCAGAGAGAATCAATTATCTCTTGGTGGGAAACTAATGAACTTTCTAAAACTATTCCTCTTGAAAAAATTACTGAGGTAGTAAACTCTAATGCATTTGCAACTTGGAGTCAACACGGTATTACACTATATCTTGCAGATAAAGGTACACCTATTGACCTTTATCATGAGGCATGGCATGGATTCTCTCAGTTATTCCTCACAATAGAAGAAAAAACTAAACTATATGATGAGTTTAGAAAACTTCCTAAATGGGAGACTGCAGAGTATGTAGATATTGAAGAAGCTATTGCAGAAGATGCAAGAAGTTATTTAAGAGATGAAACTGTATTTACAGGCTTCATTGGAAAAATCTTTAAAAAAGTAAGAGACTTCTTACGTGCAATGTTTGGTAAGATTACCAGACAGGACATGACAAGACCTAGAGATATTGCTAATGTCAAAGAACTTTTTGACAAACTATACAAAGGAGAGATCTTAGATCTTAAGCCTAGTATGGAAAATATAATGTTTACTAAACTAAACAGAGCAAGAACAATTGAAGGCTTTACTATTGACGAGACAGATAAGATTGTCAATACTATGGACAACTTGTTAGGTTTAGAAGTCCAATACTATAATGATGTAAATGATTCTTCTACAGGTGCAGTAAGAGTATTCTCAGACAATGTAAATAGAATTAAAGCATATGAGTCTGTAAGACAACAAATGATAAATACTGTAGAGTATTATTTAGAACAGTATGCAAATATTCTTGAGGATGATCCAAATATGATTGGAGAACAAGAAAGGCTCAAGGATATAATTGATCTTCTTTCTAGAGCTATTGATCAGTTTGGTGATCCAGAAGAAGCCTTCAATAAAAAACAACCATACTCAGTTGTTGGCTTCCATATGAAGAAGTCAAGATTTAAAATAATTCAAGAAGAGATCTTAGAAGATCCAACAGATCTAGAGAATTCAAGAATCTTACAAGACTATAAGGGTAATGTAATTAATCCTAAAAATCTCGCAGCCCCATCAACCATGATGATTATTTCTAATATCATTAAAGTAGAAAAAGATGAGGATGGAAATGTAAATGAAGTGCTTGATGTTTTTGGTATTCCACAATTAGAAGATGTTGATATTATGTGGAATAAACTTTCTAGAATTTTAGAAGGTTCATTTGATTATCCTGAAATGTATGAAAGAATTGTAAGATACTCTGAAAACTATCCAGAATTTCAACAAATCTTAGATACTCTAAGAAATCCTAATGAGTTTGAAGTTAATGATGCATTGCAGTTTGCAATTGAAACTAACTTCTTTAAAGACTTCAAGAAACCAAGAGTAAAATTCATTCAGTATAATATCAATAAAAACATTCTTCAACGTAAACAGTATGATGAAGAAGGCAGAAAAATACAAGATGAAAAAGCAAGCTATGAAAGTGTTGTAACAACTGCTAACTTTAACTATAATGCTGTAGTAACAGACTGGAAAAATAACTTTACTACTGCTAGTACTGAAATAAATCCATATGTTGAGCTTGATGGTGATTTAAATCCTGTATTGAATACTGAAAAAATCATTAGACATTTTGGTACAGATAGAGGAATGTTTAAACATGAATATGCTAGAGAGTTTCTTGAGGCTATGGGTATCTATATGGATAGATCAAGCTCAGAAATTAATGCAATTTTTGAGGATACTCTCAATCTATCAAATGCATTTAGACTTCCGTTAGTTTTTGAAACAATTAAAACGGTACATGCTGCTTCAAAATCTACAGACTTTGCTAAAGTTGGAGCAGCTGAAACATTTAAACATGACCCATTAGCTGGATTAATTAAAGGATTACCTGATGTATTAAAACAACCAGGAGAACAATCTACAGATATTGCATCTTCTATAAAGATATTAGCAGAACTTCAAGCACAGTTCTCTGACGGTTATTCTAATTTTAGTGTATTATCTCCAGAAGGAAATAGAGTCTGGGAACAAGTTGTAGATAACACAATTACAAGAGTTGTAACATCTATAAATCATGCAAGCACTTGGCAAGAACTAACCCGTGATGCAGCTGATCCAAATGGTAAGTACAAACATATGCGTTGGTTAGCGGAAGAAAATAACCCACATAGTAAGTGGTCCGTTCTTCTTAATTCAATCTTTCATTTAGACGACCCATTAGCTGAAAACTATGGGGATAAAAGAATGATTAGAAAAGGTACTGAACAAGTACCGGCTAAACTTACATTAAATAATGTAGGAGGTACTCAACTTATTGTTAAGAATGGTAATGATTCTGTAGGAAGTTCAACAGCATCTCTTGATGCAACAAGTAAATTCTTACAAGAAGTACACACTATGTTACTTAGTGGTATTGAAGAATTCATGCGTCATGCATCTAAGAATACTGCAATGTCATTATCAACAGATGACATTGATACTTATCCAGGTAAAAAAGATAAGCATCTCTATATTGACATTGATCTATTTAAACCAAAAAATGCCGGTCTTGGAGAAACTGAAGGCTTTAATATTCTAGTAGGATATATGGCTGGAGAGTTAGAAAGAATAAATAGATATAAAGGTAATCGTGAGTTATACTCAACTTATACTGGATACAATAGACCGGTACAAAAGAAAGATGGAACTACAGTTGCAGCAGCAGAAGTATTTACAGCATTTGATGATGTATTAACAGAGCCTGTAAAAGAAGAACTATACAAAATTAAAGGAAACTTAGTTGAAGAATTAGAAAACAATCTTGAATTAAGACAACGTGTTAAGAGAGATGTACTTAATTACTTTGAAAAAGAAGTAGCAGCCAATCTTGGAAGATTACAATCTTCTAGATTTGTTGACCAAGCATTATATCAAAAGGGTGCTCAATCAGGTTTATCAAGAGATATGATTGATGAAACTCTTATGAAAGCCTATACTTATAACTCTTGGATTCATAAGTTTGAAACTCTAATCCTAGCATATGGTGATCTTGCTCAGTATAATCATGATAAAGAAGAATTCCACAAAAGAAATGCTGGTTTAGGTTCAGGTGGATTAGGATTTAGAGTTGACTTACAAGCACAATCTTTTATCAATTCTAGTTTATTCCCTAGACTTTATGCTAAAAAGAATGGTTACAAAGTAAGACCATATGATGGAACTCTTGCTACTGCTATTATAAAAGAAAAGAAAGTTAAAGAGTCTGTTTACTATAAAGAGTACTTAGATGAATTAACTAAGTCAATGAATAAAAGAATCAAGGATCCTGTACTAGCTAAACAAGCTGCAGAAACTGCATTAGCAGAATACCTTGGTATGAAAGAGGGTGATGGTCAAGGACATATTACATTTGAAGCATACCGAATGCTTAAGACTCTTGAAGGAAACTGGTCTGATCAACAAGAATTGCTTTATAAAAAGATTGTTGCTGGTGAACAGATTAGTGTTGAAGATGTAATTCAATTCTTCCCACCATACAAATTACAGTACTTTGGTAATATTAAGAGTGAAGGTTTACCTATTACTTCATTCCATAAGTTCTCATTGGCTCCATTGATTCCAAATACAACTGCTAATAACTCTTATTATGAAAAGCTTCATGATAAAATGATGAGTCAGCAAATTGATTATGTAACATTTGAAACCGGATCAAAAGTTGGACACATTGGGTCAGGTGATGTAGTAATTGATAGTGATGGTAACTTTAATAATGATGTTACATTTACTCCAAACATTGTATTTGCTGAGTATCTTAAAAATCAAACAGAGGTAAACTCTAAATACAAAGGTGGATCTCTCTTCTCAACTCAGATGAGAAAGTTAATCTTGGAAGGACTTTATGAAAAAGGTGTAATTGATACAACTGAAGAAGATCAACTTACTAACCCAAGAGTAAGAAAATATCTTAATGATGTAGCAGAATATACTGATACTCTTAAAATAGGATTACTTGAAGAGATTGGTTATGAAGAAATTGATGGTAAATACTATCCTAAAAATCAAGACAGTATTGAAAAACTTGCAGAATTAGTTAGAACAAGTCTTGAAATTGATGATGTAGTAGGAGACCACTTAATTGACTTTATTGATGTATTAGATGATGGTACATTAAGATATGATGTATCTCTTCATCCAGAAGCAGCCAAGATTGAAAAATTAATAATGTCTGTTATTAATAAAAGACTTATTAAACAAAAAGTAAATGGTGAACCTTTAGTACAAGTATCTGCAGCATTTTATACTGGTGCATTTAAAAGACCAGAAGGTAAATTAAAACTAGGTACAGACGAAGATATTAAAAAATATGTAGGGTCTAACTTCCTCCCAACATATCATAAAAAAGCTGATGGTTTAACTGCTGCAATGAAAGTTATGATTGCTTTGCAAGGGGACTATTCAAACCTTTTAAATCTCAAACATCCAGATGGTAATCCAATTGGAGATATTGATAGATTAAATGAAGCTATCAAAGATGATGAGTGGTTAGATGAGAATGATGGTGCTAATAGAAAAGCAATTACTATTGTAGGTGTACGTATTCCTGTACAGGGTCTTAACTCTATGGAATTTATGGAGGTATATCACTTCCTTCCACCACAAGCAGGAAATATTATTGTGCCTCCAACAGAGATTGTTGCTAAATCAGGAGCTGACTTTGATATTGATAAGTTGACATTGTACATGGCAAACATAAATGAAGATGGTGCATTACCAACTAGAATGTTTGACAATGTAGATCAACTTAAAGAATACATACAAAATCCAGAAGTATCACAAGAGGATAAAGCATTTGCATTAGAAATGCAAGAAACTGTATTGCAAAACTCTTTAATAGATAGTATCAGAGGTATTCTTGAATTACCACAAAACTATACATCATTAATTACCCCTAATGGTACTTTCTTATTAAAAGACTTAGCAGATGACTTATCTAAATACGTAATGGACTATGATCCATTTGTAAATAAATCATCAGAGCAATCCAATCTTTCAGGTGATGGTAAAAATAAAACTGTTATTAGCCCTACAAGAGTTCTTGAAACTTTATATAATATTTACAAACATGAATCAAATGTTGTAGGTAAGAGAACGCTTGGTTTAGGTGCAGTAGAAAACACATTCCATACTCTGATCAACTCAATTGAAACAGAGGGTGGAGTTGCTATGCCTTCTAAATTCTATCATGGTAATGAATCTGATCCAAGAGAATCTGTACTATGGTTAAGACATAATACAGTAAATAAAAATGGAGAAGAGAGAATATCAATTGCAAGTAGATATGATGTAGATGGTGTAAATAAGATTGCAGATATTATCTCTCAGATGATGAACGGCTGGGTGGATGTGGAAAAAGATGCATGGGTATTCTTCATTCAGGGTAATTATGAAGTAGCTCCTATTCTTTTATATCTAGTTAAAGCTGGTGTACCTGTTAAAGAAGCAGTATACTTTGTATCTCAACCTCTTGTAAGAGAATATGTAAAAGAACAACGTCTAGGTAAGTCAACATTTGCTGATGTATTAGGTAAAGAACCAGATTCAAGAAACTTTGTAAAATATCAAGCTGCAACAGAAACTCTTGCAAAATATTTTGAACCAACTTTAGTAGCCAGTCTTTCAAAAAATGTAACAAGATATGAAGAAGGTTTAAAGTTAGCAGATCAAGTTTTTGAGAAAAGAAGAGCTAAGAACTTTACAGAAAGAGAAATGTATAAGCTTATCAAAGATTTTAAGAAAAATCCTGAGGTAGCATCATCTGAATTATCATTAGCAATGTTCTTACATTACCTTCAGATTGAACAACAAATTACTGGTCTAACACAATTAAAAATTGCAGCTAATCCAGATACGTCAACAAGATCAACTGGTAGTGAAGCAGAACAATCTCAAGCAAATCTTGAGTCACTATTGACAGAAACTAAACTTGAGGAAGGTCTTACAGAAAGAATGATGAGTGATACAGTAATTTCTTCATTCTTTAATAATCCACTTGCATTAGCAATCAATGAGGTTATCTTTCCACTGCGCTATAATAAAGCTATCTCAAGTTATTTGATTGCTAAAAATAGAACTATTAGACAAGATAGTGAGGCTACATTTGGAGAGAACAAATCAGATGTATTTGTTAATACATTTAGAAATGACTTGGTAAGTTTCTTGTTCCAGACAGCAGCTAGAAGATATGCGCTAGGTAAATCATATAAATCTTATGCATTAAAAACTACAGTTCCTGTTTCTTTGGTTGATGAATTAAAATTTGGTGCATTTGTCAAAGAAGATAAAGCTGGTAATAAAACACTTTATATTGATGAAAAAGCATTGAAGGATGACTTCCAAAGAAAAGTGTATATAAAAGGTTCTGAAGAGTCCGACAGCTATGAGAAACGTGGTTTATATCCACTAACTTATGGACACTTCCACTTTGATGGTCTTACTAATGAAGGTGAGTATGTAAAATTTGTAGCAGAAAGAGAATATCTAAGATCAGTTTATTCAAAAGCTGATGTTAAAAAGATGGCTAACTACAAAGCAGAACTCAAATTAGTTAAAGAATCTAATCCTGGAGTACCTGCTTCTAAGCTTGCAAACATGACATATGAAAAAATACTTGCAATTAAAGCTTTAGAAAATACATTAAACCCATTCCATATGTTTAAGGATCCTGTGTATGCATATGCTACACAGTACACACAAATGATGAATAAATATGGAACTGAGCTTAAGAAAAACTTCTCTGTTCTTAATAAATTGAAGAATGATCCTAACTCAGCTAGAACAATGTTTAACTTGTACGTAGCAGAAAAGGACTTTACAAATGATACTTCAAATCTATACTATAAAAACTTAAGAGATCTTGCAGATCCATCAATTAAGAAAGTAGATGATGTTGCTGACAATCAAATGATAAGTGACTTCTTCTCTAGATTACCTCTATATGCATTTATGCAAACTGGTATCAACAGAACTAAATTTAACTTTACAAGTATAGTAGAGTATAATCAGTTCATGTATCTAGTAGATAATGAGTCCAAGAAATTAATTAAAGCTCTTGAAGATCCGGAACTTGCTAACATTTTCTTAGATGCATATTACAATAGATTTATAAGAGAGAACTCAAGAACAAGAACTGATAGAGGTAGGTATAAAAACTACTTATTCAATATTGATCTTGATACATTAGCAAACATTGAAGAAACAAAAATTGATGGTGAAGAAACTATTCTAGATAGAGAATACTTAACTGAGTCAAGAACTCCTGATATATTTATTCTTAATGAAAAAGGATTTACGCCAACAGATTACAATAGAGCGGTAGCAAGCAATAGAGATATAACATTTATCTACCCTGCATCCGTAGCTATGCTACAAGGTAAAGCACCGGGTGTAGGAAGAGCTGTTATTAAAAACATTGCGGGAGACATGACAATTGGATTCCCTGTTGGTCTCAATAGTTTATTTGATAATCTATCAGCTTTAGAACCTCAAAACTATCAAATCATCAAAGATGCCTATGAAAATGGTATCCAAGAGATTAAAGATCTTTTAAAAGAAGGTTTCCAAGTAGCATTTCCATCCGAAGGATTTGGGGATTCAACTAAAATGCCTCAAGAATTATTTGTATATTTATCTAAGAGACTTTATGATGAATTTGGTTTCTTGAATCCTGGATCTACAATGTATGAAGAAGTACAAGATTTAGTAGGAAAAAGACAAGGTATAAGTGATAAGGAAATTCTAGATAGACTCGGTCTAGAAGAAGATCCATTTACGTGTAAAATATAATAAAATGATCTGTAGTTCAAAAGATAACTCAATTAAATTCCTATTAGAAAACGGGGCCACTGATGATGTAAGAAAAATCATTGACATGGCTAAGTTTGATGCAGCTAATGAGAAACTCACAAAGCTTGCTCAAACAAAATACGGTCTAGATACAATGGGAGCAAATCTCTTTAGTGTCGCCTATGAATCTAAAAGATACATGAATGAACCATACTATAGAGAATCTAACTATACTATACCAAGAGCTATACCAAATGAACCTCTCTTCAATCAATTAGATAATCTCATTGATCAATACGAAAACAGAGAAGCTGTAGAAGAGACTGCTGTAAATACTCCTTTTCAGTTCAAGCTGTTTGATCAGTTTGAAGACTTCCCAGTTTTTGAATATGATCTATCAGATCTACAAAACGCACGCACTAGAGAAATAGCAACAGTCTTAGCAGAAAGACTCTCTATCGGACTCAAAACAAATTACGTAAACATCACTCAACAAGAAGCGAGAAACCTTCTTAAAAACAGCTCTATACCATATCAAGGAGAACCAGCCTTTTACTTTGCAGGCTCTGTCTATACGGTAGGGGAGAATGTCTCAGTGGATACTGTACTACATGAGTTCTCACACCCTTTACTTCAAGGTATCAGACAAACCAATCCCAGACTTTTTAATGAACTTTACTTTCAATTAGCTGGCACATCAGAGGGTCAAGAGATCATTAGAAGAATTCAGAAAGCTTACCCTGAGCTGGAATTTGAATCACCAAGATTCATGGAGGAAGCACTTGCATATGGATTACAAAGAAGAGCATCAGACAGAGTTACTAAACAACTTGAGTCAGATGGATTTGATAGTTTTATCAAGAACTTACTTAACCAGATCAAGCAACTGCTTAAGAATATATTCGGTAACAAAGTCAAAGTCGCCAAACTCAATGAGAGTACTACACTTGACCAACTAGCAGACATGCTATTGGAAAAGGACTTTGAGTTTGAGACTGATAAGATAACACCGGAAGATGCTGCTGCATTTGTTAGATTTGAAATTGACAGAGCAAAGGTTCTCACAGATAATGCATCATCAAAAGCTGTGACAGATGCAATCAACGCAATGTTTGTTTCTAATAATACTATTCTTGAAAGGGCTAAGAACTTTAAGGCCGACAAGAAGACTGCAGAAGCAGTTAAGAAAAGTTTATTAAGAGAAGGAACATCAGAGCTTACTCCTGGAATTAAAAAATCACTACAGGGATACCAGACTGTGGTAAAGTCTAACAGAAAATCTGTAGATGATGTTATAGACAATGCATTAAATGCTGAGGAAAAAAGACTAAGAGACTTAAATAACAGAGCGGTATCATTAGTGAGTTCATTAGATGTAACCCTGAACATTACACAGTTAATTCAGAAAGAACTTGAAAGACTCCAGAAGAAGTCAAACTTTGGAAGCAGATCCGATATTGCATTACTTGGATTATATAAAGGATCATTAACAAGATGGTATCAATCTATCTCAGACATTGACCAGATTCTTAAGGCTGACTTTAATCTAACTACAGACAATCCATTCTCTAATCTACTTAATGAGATTACTAGAAATATTATCCGTGGACAAGAGATTATTACAGGACTCTACAAAGACCATTCAGTACAGTTCTTTGTTGAGATTACTGGATACATGAGTGACTTTGTTAAGGAACAACTTAGAACAGATTTAGGCAATGCGCTAAAAGGGGTGCTTACTGAAAATGAGTTTGAAAATTTATATAACAAAATTGTACAGCAAAAAGTTGAAGACAGTGATCTAGAAGCCCTAGCTCAAAAAGGTGTAGAAGTAAAGTATATCAACAACTTTATTGAAAGGTATAATTACTTTGTTATTAATGAGAATAAAATCCAGGATATCCTTGAGGGTAAATTTAAAGATGTAAGTATCATCAATAGATTCATGGAGAGTTATTCTTCTAGTACTAGCCCTATAGTAGGTTCATTATCTATTTACATTGAGAACCAGAAGCGTCAGGCTGAGCAACAAATGTGGACTAAGTCTATGAAGTTCAGAAAGAAACTTGAGTCTTTACTACCTAAAGTTGCAGAGTTCAGTAAATGGAATACAAGACAAATGCTTGATCTTGTTGCTGAAAAAGATTCAGTTGCATTCTTTGACAGAAAGACTGGCAAGATGGAAAAGAGGGAAGTATATACTTTCTTAAATGAGTTTGGTAATGGTTGGAGATATGATTTAGATATACTTGAGCATGCAGTAGATGAAGCTAGAAATTCAGGAGATGTAGAAAAGCTTAGACAAGCTATGAAAGATCTCAGAAGGTTCAAGGCAGATTACATGCATGATGAATATGTTCCTGAGTACTATGAGAAGGATGCAATCTTTGATTCATCTCCAATTGCACAGGATGCATGGCTAGATAGAAAACTTGCCCTTGATGAATTTAGTGCAGAAGCAAATAAACTTAATAATGAGTTAGAGCGCTTTGAACAGTATGCTATAACGGAGGCTGCTTGGAGAAAATACCAACAACTTTATTCACTTTACTATGAAGATGGTACACCAAAAGTTGATGACCCTGAAAATGGAATCTTTGATTTATCTAAAGCAAAAATCTTAAGAGAGCATAAAGAACAGACTAGAGACTTTCATGAGTTTGTTCCTATTCCAGGTTCACTACAGACTGCATATAATGAGTTTGCAAATTTATTAGAGTCACAAGGAATCAGAAGAGGAGATGAGTTATTCAATGAAAAGGTAAAAGAGTGGACTAAACAAAACACTAGACTTGTGTATGATGAGAGTTACTATACAAGAGTTAAAGAACTACGTACTAGACTATCTGAGTTACAAGAAAAAGCAAATGCAGCTGTAGAATCTGATTTTGATATCAGTGGTGCATTCAAACAAATTTCAGATTTAATTTTTGGATTTAAAGATGAGCAAGGGCAACCTGATCCAACAGCACTAGGAGAAGATAGACTTACTACTATTAAAGAGTTACAACAACAAATCAATGATTATAAATTCAACTTTGATAATTCTAGTGGATTAAGTAGAGATGAGCTGGATGAACTTAGGGGTTATGCTCAAGCATTAAAGATTCGTAAACTTACTAAAGATGAAGAGAAAAGATATGTCTTTTTAGTTGGTAAACAATCAGGTAAGGGTCTTACAATTGAAGAGATAGCTGAACTAGAAGGAATCTTCTCAGAACTAGGTGATCTATCTTTGAGAGTTCCAACTGAATATTACTTAGATGAACTTAACTACAACTTATCTAAGTATAATGTAGGAGCTATTGCTGAAGACAAAGTCAATGAGTATATTAACTCAGATGAGTTCTTTGATATTCTTGAGCAAGATAAAAACTTCTATGACTGGTTTTTATTAAACCACGTAACTAGAAAAGTTTGGAGTACAAAAGATAAAAGATATGTAGACAAGTTTGAAAGAACTATGGCTAACTCTGTAACTATTCCAAAAGACCCTTCTATGATTAAAACTACAGATATCATAGATGAATCTACTGGAGAGACAATATCTATACTTGGGGTTCCTAACTCTAGACACTCCATCTATACAGTAAAAGATAAATACAGAACTATTCCTTTTGGATTAACTGCTGAGGAGAAAAAGAAATACATTGGTAAAGTAATTGACAATAAAGGAAACTTCTTACCAAAACAGTATGACGGTACTAAGAATGGTGCTAAAACTGATAAGTATATCAATAAGAAATATCAATCTCTAAAACAATCTAAAAGTTCAGCCTTTGAATTACTTGAACTTATTAAAGAATATCACTTATCTAACCAAGAAGGTAAATCAAGTATGGCTAAGCTATACTTAGATATGCCTAGATATGCAATTGACAATGTAGTAGAAGCATTTCAAGCTGGGCAATATGGTGAAAGATATAGCCAGATTAAGTCTAATGTTAGTGAGATGTGGGATCAGATGTGGGGTAAATCAAAAGTAGATTTTGAGAATGGTTTTAACTACAATCCTGAAAACAACTTAGTAAATACTGATTTAAATGGAGAGCAAATAAGTTATATCCCTGTAACAGGTATATACAATCTTGATGCAGATAAAATTTCTCCAGATGTATTTAGAGGATTAATGCGTTATGCATTATCACTTGAAACACATGATGTATTACTTCAGAACTTACCACTAGTAGAGTCATTAATTGATTCACTTTCTAGTCCAGAAGCGCAGCCAAAAGAAATGAATAAGTACCGTAAGGACTTATATAATGCTTATGGTGTGTTAAAGAATGTGACTAAAAAAGATTCAACTAATCAAATGCTTGGCCAGGTTAAGTCTTTATTTGAAAGAGAGTTCTACGGTATCCATAACTCCGATACCTCAGAGAAATATCCAAGAATTACTAAGCTACTAAATGGTATGCAGAGACTATCAGCTGTATCATCATTGGCAGTTAACATTCCATCAGATTTAAAAAACAAGTATGGTGCAATGGTGCAGTTAATTATTGAAGGTGCCGGAGCTGAATTTGTAAACTTAAAAGATATTGCAAATGGACGCGCTTGGGCATTTAAAACTATGACAAGTTGGTCTTCAAGAAAAGGAATCTATGCAGTTGGGCCACCTGATTTAACAGTACAGATGGTAGAAATTTTTGACCCTGTGTTTAGAAGTACTGATAATGCTGGGAGATCAATTAGTAGAAGTCTTTACAAAGATCTCATTGATGGTGAATGGATGTATATGCACCGCAAGTTTGGTGAGATGGAAGTAAGTCTATCATTATTTGGTTCATTCTTAAATGCTCAAAAACTTGAAAGAAAAATGCCAGATGGTAGTACTCAAACAATAAGATATAAAGATGCTTGGGAACAAGATGCTGATGGTATTATCAAACTTAAAAGCGGCATTCATCCAAAGTGGAATAATACACATGTCTATCATAAATATACTAAAGGAGAATCTTTAGATGATATTGCTAAACAATATGGTATTACTGTTGAAGAACTTAAAGCTAAGAATAAAATCAACAGTGTATTAGAATTAGCTGATGGTGATGAAGTAGTTATTGCTAAGTCAGAAGCATTTGATTTATTTAGAAATCAAGTTCAAGGTACCTCAAGATTACTCTTTGGTACATATGATAAATTTGGTCAACCTGAAGGAAATAAGTTTGCACTGTATAGACTATACATGTTTATGAGAAAATGGTTTACGCCAATGTTTACTAACAGATTTGGTGCTGAGCTTGTATGGACTGAAGGTAAAATGCTTCCTAAATTTAATGCAAGATATGACTGGGCTCTTGGTAAAACTAGAAAAGGTTTTTACTTAACTGGATTTAGTGCAATGGTTGAGATGCTTAAAAGTCGTGGTAAAAGCTATAAGTATTTAAGTACAGAAGAAAAGATTGCTTTCAGAAAACTTGCTGCAGATGGATTATTTATTACGGCATTTGCATTGATGGCATCACTCCTCTTTGGTTATGATGATGATGATGAAGAAAAATGGCAAAAAATTGCTGGACGTTCTGAAGCATTTGGAACTGATGGTTATCAAACATATGGCTTCCTTCAAAATCACATGTTAAACTTACTAATGGGTGTACAAGGTGAAACTACTGCATTCATTCCTCTACCTAAAGTTGGTGGTATTAACTTTGGTATGGATGATTATGGTAAAATGTTAACTTCTACTAGTACAGCATTTGGTAATACATTCTTACTTTATATGCAGTTATTTGGAGATTTACTTAACATGGCTACATTTAATGAAGCTGCTAAGTTCCAAAGAGATGCGGGTCCATATTCTTGGGAAGAAAAAGGAGACTATAAGTTCTGGGATCACTTAATGAAAGCATTTGGATTTACTGGTTCAACAGGAGATCCTGAGACTGCAATTAAGAATTTAAGAAATAGTGCAAGTAGAATTGGAATTTAACTATTTTAACTCTTTATTTCAATAAATTTAGAAAGGTTTGGACTAAAATACCCAGGCCCTTTTAAAATTTTACCATCTTCACGAAGAATAGGTTTACCATCATCTCCTAATTTGCTCATATTACTGGCTTGTATTTCATTAAATACATCTTCTATGATATGTTGCATACCATGCTTAAGAATAGTTCCGCAGAGAATGTATAATTGATCTCCTAATGCATCAGCAATTTCTATTAATGAATTCTTAAAACAAGCTTCTAAGTATTCATCATTCTCTTCTTTCATTAATGAGTGTCTGAGATTAAACTCATGTTCTGATAAAGGTTGTGGCCATTTACCATTTTTTTGTCCAAATGCGTTATGGAATGTCTCTACTGCTTTTAATTGTTCTTTCATAATTCAAAGTTAAAAAAAAAGGGGATAGCCTAAGCTACCCCCCTTTTCTTTTGTGATAATTAATTAACCTTGCTAACAAGGATCTTTAGAAGAATGTTTCATTATCATCTTCCTCATCTGAGAAATCAAATGCAAAATCATCTTCAGTTTCTATTTGTTGTGTTTCAAACACTAAATGATCTTCTGGTGTAGGTTCTAATGAAACTACTACAGGTTCAATAGACTCATCAATACCATCCATGAAGTCACTTTCAGCATCATGTGCAGCACAAGGACTTACCATAACTGACATCTTGGTGTCTTTGTTAAGATCAATAGTATCAAATACTGGTGCTTCAAAAGTATTACCCATTGGATCAGTATAAGTTACTGTTTCTTCAAGAGCTTCAGTTGCTAATGCAGCCTGAACAATTTCAGCTTCAATTTCTTCAGCTTCTGCAATCTGAACTAAAAGATTAGTTTGATTCTCAGGCTGACCATAGTTATTCAACAATGGATCAGTAACTTTTTCTTCTTCTTCATGTTCCACTTCTACTTCAACTGGAAGTGGTTTAGCAAAATTATTTACACTAGAGATAAAGTAGTGAAGAACTCTTTGATCTTCCATCCATGTTTTTGGATGAGAAGATTGTAAAGCAATAGTCACATAGTTATAGAAAGCCCATAGACTACTAGAGTCTTCAAACACATGTTTTGGCTTATCCATCTGAGATCTTACAATACTAGCTTGCTCAGTTGTAAGTATCTGATATTCAGCAAACAAGATACCAAGAAGCTGAGCTTGTTTTCTTTTATTCATCTTGATTTCTTTCATTGCATCTTTATCAGCTACTAACTGATCATAATACATGTGTGCATTAGCAATCTGTTCTTTAATTGTAGCTACAGTCTCTTCATCTGCTGTACCAGTATGTTTTCTAGCCCAGCTACCCATGTCACCACAGACCATAGTGGTGCCTATGTGGTTCACATATGCACCAACACCGCACTTAAATCTTACTTGTTTGTTGTAACTATTTGTCCAAGCAAACATCATAGATAACTCAGGATCATTCTGATACTGAAGTCTGTATATACCTTGTGCAATATTGCCATCTGCAGTAGCTCTATACTCTTCAGATACAATTCCAAAACCAGCATTAGCTAGTTCTGTATATGCATAATCAATAACTGACTCATGGCTAATTACTGTATAAGTATCTCCATGATCTGGTAGTGGCACACTAATCAAGTGCGCCTTTCCGCATTCTTTAATTTTCTTTGGCATTTTAAAATAAAGTTAGTTGGTTTGTACTTGGTTCAAGGTTCTCAATTTCCTTTCTTACTTTCTCTAGGTAATACTTGAGATTAATATCATACTCCTCAAACTCTTTCTTTTCATAATCAATCATAAGGGTCTGCATCCATTTGCCAGCTTCAACTTGTATAGCCCGCATGTCCTCATTATTCTTCTTAACAATCTTACCACCACTATTAGATATATAATATCTGATAGTATGCTGTAGAGGAATATCTTGATACTCTCCCTGGTGTACCTTGTGGAAGTGAAAAGACCAGTCTCCTTTAATTTTAACACCACCACAATAATCAAATATATCTGTGTTAGCTTTCATAAAGTCTTCAGGGTCTATTCCATCTACAAAATATGCATGTAAAGCTTTAGGAATAATCAAAAAGCTTTTGTTCTTATGCATGGCCAAATCTTTGTACTCAAATCTGCCCTTGCATTTTGACTTACCATCTTCAGTAACAGCAATGTAATTATTTACATCACCCAGAACAATCTTACTATAAGTATCATGTTCTAACTGTAGATTAGTCATATCTTCCCATCTCTTACAAATCTCCATATACTTATCTACATGCTGTCTTGGGATCATTGTCTCAAGACCATCTGTATTTTGCATTAGTGGAATTGCACCGGGAATCTCTTCACAGATCATCTCATACAGCATTGACAAGCTTAGCTGACCATTAATAGTAATCCTCATTGT